ATGTACTATATAACATACGACAATGAAACAGTCGTGTACAATTCAGACCATATGCAACTTGTAAAGTGTCCAACGGAACAAGAAGCAAAAGAATATATACACGACAACTCATAAATTATTGTAACTTGTAAATCAGGACTTGTCAAGTCGGCAAGTCCTTTAAAGTGAGTCAAAACACTTTGAAAAAAGAATGTGATGTTTAAACGATTTTTATGGAATGTGAGTGCAAACGAACAATCCGTTTATTTTATTTTGACTATGCAAGGCATAGAAAACAAGCAAAGAAAGATACGTTTCGGGCAAAAGCATAAGACCCGTGGCAGTGAGTAATAGAAACGACTTTACTTCTAATGTTTTCACACATGGCTTGCGTAGATGAAAATAAAATAGCGAATAATCAAATAAGCAAAGGAGATCAAGACGATGGTAAACAGATATTACTTTTCAGAAGATAATCGAGAATCACTTCCAGACGCTATGGAAAAAACATTTTCAGAAAATCAGCTAAAAGAAGTTTATCGAGACATTATCGAAAAAACAGAGTATAAAGATTTTTCGGAATGGTTTTTTGACATGCTCAAAAATGGCTTAATTATTCACAGACAAACGAAAGAGAGGAAATGAAAATGAAAAAATATGTTGTAAGATTAGTGACTTATAAAAATGCGATTGTTGACGGTGAAGTGTTTGAGGCGGTAGACGAAAAAGAAGCATTGGAATTATATATCAATAGATGTAATCGTTTAGGGATTCAGAAAGGATACTACGATAAATACACTATTGAAAATTGGATTTTTGACTAATTCATATAAGCTGACCTATCGGCTAAGGGGAGAAAGAGGTTAAACATGGCGAAACTAAAAAACGTATTGAAGGGTTACACATCACATGAAAATATCAGCAGATTGGTTGTAATAGATACAAAAGATTTGACAGCACTATACAGCGGAACGCTTGAAGATTTTCAAAAAGCTCCTGATTTTATGGAAGAGTTTAAAAAAGAATTAGAAAATAAGGAAGTTATAAAGGCTGATATGAGTTGTGGATGCCAGTTATTCATATTCGTTTAATCCGGACACGTTCCGGCACTGTCAAGAAAAATATTGCACCATAACTAAAAATTTGCTATATTATATTAAGAGGTAATAGAGAAAGTAGGTGAAGGAAATAACTTTACAACAAAAAATAAAAGTTGCTTGTGATGAGGCTGGAATATCATTGACAGAATTGGGTGCAAAAATGGGAATGAGTCAAGCGTCTATTTCCAAAAGGGTAAAAACTGGAAAATTTACGCAAGAAGAACTAGAGAAGATGGCTAGTATTATGGGATGTAAATATACATCTGCTTTTGTTTTCCCGAATGGGAATAGAATAGGCTAAGAAAAGACATTATACGTTTGTATGATGTCTTTTTTATTACAATCATACATTCCGAAAACGTAAAATAAATTCTAAAAACATATTGACATCGCGAAAACTTCATGCTATATTAAGCATAACGAAAACGTAATGATTAGTAAGTTTTCGGAAATAGCACCTTGTCAATTTCATATAGCTAATCAAATACAACGCGTTTATACGAGCAGATAACACTGTTTAAGTACAGAACTCTTATAAGCGGAAAATCAGCAAGTGAATTAAGGGAATAAACCGTAAACAGGCTGTGCTGTATGATGTTCTAGTCTATCGGTATAAGTCCGATACTGACGAGCAAGAGCGAAACTAGAAGAGAATAAGAAAACATATATAAAGAAAGGTTAAAAGGTGGAAATTATGAGCAAGAAAGTATTGTATTTTGAAGGCGCAGGTTGTGTACCATGTAATGACGTGGAAAATTGTAGAATTAGAACAGCATTTACTAACAAAGAAGGTAAAAAAGTTTATATTGAATTTATAAGCGGATATAAACATATAGTTGTTGAATACGGAAAGAACGGAAGAAAACTAAAGCATCCGAAAACAATTTCAGAAGATGGTTACTTGACTTGCGATTTTTGTTATTATATTACAAATGATCCGAAAATTGATGATTGTAATAAATCAAGATTAGAATGCGAAAGAAATTCCGACATCGAAAAAGTAAAATACACAAAAGAAAATATTTTAAATTTTGTTAATAAATATTGCAACGCTGATTTTGAAGAAATAGTTGTGCTTGATAATTTAGCGGGGTTCAGAGTCTTTTCAGATGGGAAACGAGATACATTTGCAGGATATAATTACGGTGATGAATTTAACTATAACAAGGAATTGACGGAAAAAAGAATTGAAAAAGTAGAGGACATGAAGAAATATTTTTCAAAATTGTTCAATCAAAAATATGATAATACTAGATATTATATCAATAATAATGGCGAATTAGAAGTAAGAATATCTGTATCTGATCAGGCTTTACAAAAAGCAAATTGGGATAAAGGAAGGATTTTTACAGTAGAAGTATAAGTTTTTCTACTTTTTAAATAGAATTATTACATATTAGGAGGAAAAGATAATGACAATTAAACAGGCAAAATGGATTAAGGATGGAAAAATTACTAATGTGTGGATTAAAAGCACAAATATAGAAGAATGGATAGAGATAAGCGGTTATAATCCATTCCCGTTTTTTGGAACAACAAAATTTAAAACGTCCAAAAACGTTTTTGAAACCTGGATGAAAGAAAATGGTTTTAGAAAAATCATGAATACATCTGATTACCATTCAGTAAGATTGATAAATTTAATATAATAATAGCGGAGATTTTCCGCTTATAAAAGTGGGCAATATGGATCATTTAGAGTATAGTTTTAATTCTAATTTGAACATTGTCTTTTTTTATAAGTGGAAAAGCATACACAAGTAAAATAGGAGGAAAATAGAATGTTAAAAAGAACAATCAAACACGAAGAGTTAAAAGGCGGGTATACGATGGGAAAGAAAATCATTATTGATGCCTGTGAGATTTTCGGAGAATTTGAAATCATGGCAATGTATGAAAATGGAGAAGAATTAGAAAGCAGGGCTGTATCAACGGAAATAGAAGCGATCAAAGTATTTGACAATCTGCTTTTAAAATATATGGAGCCGTTACAATGTGCCCTTTATAACAAATTACAGCCGGGAAAGAAGTATACACTTGTATATCTGAACGAATTCGGTTTCCCAGTAGCTCAGAAAATCACTTTTCATAGTATGAGAACAACAACATATGCGCAATATAGCGATGTTATGGAAATGATTTTTACACCATACCGCAAAAGAACAAAATATAGAAAACTCATCTATAACTGTTCTATGATGATTTTTGAAGGTTGGCAGGATTTAAAAGAAGAGGAACTAAAAGAAACTCTTGAAGATAATAAAAATGTAAAAATTACAAAATCAAAATATGGTTGCTTTGACAGTAGGTATATTGATGATTTGGAAAACTGTTTTAAGAATCCAGTTGTTATCTATATAAGGATTATAAAACAGGTGTAAATGGGAAAATTTACGCATAGAAAGGAGAAATAAACCATGACAAAACAGTTTTTAAAACGTGTTATAACTGAATCGATCGTTGATACAAAGATGCACAGATACATATACAATACAGGAAATGGAAACATTGAACGGCTGCCACTGGGAAAGCTAAATACAACATATGCTTTAACAGATTGGGAAGTAGTCGGAAACGTAAGGGATTTATAGAAAGAGGTTTGAATGATGAAACGGAAAATATTATATATCGGTGCTGTTGCAATTATTTCTTTTACCACATTTATAATAGGAAGAAACTCGGTTGAAAACACACCGAAACAAGCTCAGGAAACAGTCGCAGAAATGCCGGAAACATATATTGACAGAGAAGAAATCGAAAGCGTTACTATTGGAACAGAGGGGTTTGAGTTAAATTTTTTGGACGGAACTGGCTATTATATCGAAACAGACGTTACACCGGATAGCGGATATATCAATGTAAATGATATAAAAGGTTGGGAAACCTGGAACGATGATGAAAAAGTATATCTATCTGTAGGTGATTGGATAATCAGCAAAGAGCCATATACAACAAATACGAAAGCGGAAAGAATGGAATAGGAAGAGACATGATGGAAAATTTTTATAACAAACATCAGATACAGTTAATTAATATCACACAGAGGAAACGCCAGATTGAGCTGATCTCGGTTGAAAGAAGTGGAACGAAGCAAAAGGAAAGGGGTCATGATTATGATAACAGTAGGAAAATCTTTAGCAGATTATACGTTTGAGGAATTGGAAGCCTTGGATAAGAATATACTAACGAATGAAGAGTGTGAGCAGATTCGTGAGAATCCTCTCGTAACACTGGATATTTTGGGAAGCAGTTCATACAGACGCGGTAGAACATGGATAGATGTTCATATCGAAAATGAAGAACGACAATGCAACATAGATGTATACGTATAGAAAGCACTTGTAATTATACAGGTGCTTTTTATTATAGAAAACTTTACATATTAAAGGAGATTAGAAAAATGAGTAGAAACGGAAAACTTGAACCTATGGAAGTGGAAACAATGATGAATGAAGCAAGAATGCTAAACAATATCATTGAAGTTGGAGAAAGAATGATCGTATCTGACAAGATGGAAGAAGCAAGATCGAAACATGATGGAAGAGAAAAGGCAATTATCAGCATTAATCCATTGCTTATTCATGTTCCAGATTGGCAAAGAGAATTAAGGGTATCTATTGCAAAGAAAATCGGATCTGAATTTAGCTCTTATAAGTGGGATTTGCCTAAGATTATGTGCAAGAATGATAAATTTTATGTTGTTGACGGTATGCACAGAATCATTGGCGCTTATTTTGGAAACATGAAATTGATTCAGGTTGAAGTATTGATCGGAATTACAGAAGCAGAAGCGGTTGACTTATTCTTGTCACAGCAAGACGATCGAAAAACCATGACTCCTGTCGATATCTACAGTGCGGCGCTTGTAGCTAAAAAAGAAGAATATGTTACATTAAAATCTATCTGTGACAGAAACCACATTGCTGTTAAGGGAGACAGGAACCCAGTAAAAAATCCTATTGGTATTTTAACTTCTGTCTCTGACGGTGCAAAGATGTCGAGAGTTTGTCCGGATTTATTAGACAGAATTTTACAACTTATCGTAAAACTACAATGGAACGGAGGTAAAACTTATCGCGAAGGAAAGGCATTCAGCGCGAAAGTATTAAGAGTATTTAGAAAATTATATGCCTACTACTCTGGAAGAGAGACAGACATGGAAAGAGTTCTGTTGAATAACTGTAAAGGAAGTAAATATTTTAATGATAATTTATCAGAGAAGTGGCAAGATTCATTATTTGATTTCCTTTCCGGTGTGATCGAAAGGAATATTGATATTCCGGGAATTGAGTCTAAGACAACACGAAAAAGAACATCAAGAAAAGCAATAGCAAAGACTGCATAAGAAAAACTTACATATTACGTTCTGTGAGTATCACAGCTTGCAGAATGATTTCAGGGAAATAAAAAATACAACAAATAAACACAACAACAAAAGAAGAATAATACAATGGAGATTTTGAGCGAATTTACAATTTGCGGAAAGAAGTATTGCACTGTAAGAACAAAAGGCGGTGTATCAGTGGTGGAAAAATGGGAGTATAACAACGTAGTGAACAAGTATATGAGGAATGGAGGAAATAAGAAATGAATGTGATTGAAACAGTTATGACGGAAAAAGAATGGAAGAAACATAATAAAGAATGGTTAGAAGGATATGTTATAGCTGCTACGAGCCAGAAGTTTAAACGGTGGAAGCGCAGACTGAACTTTCAAAAGTTCTCTGGATTGTTTTTGCTTCTTATCGCGTTGTTTATGACAGAAACGGATGCAAAAGTATATATTACTGTATTAGGTGTGGCGCTGATCGTGTACTGGAAACCATTTTGTAAGTAAGAATTATTAGAAAGAAAGTAGAGGAAAATATTATGAATATCGAAGTAAATAAGACAAATGTAAAAGTAGAAGGAAATAACCTGGTGATCGAATTAACAGAAGAACTAAGGAAGTCTTTAGGAATGAGGCAAGAGAAACAGTTATATGAATGCAAGGTTGGAAACGTGATTGTAGACGACATTGGAAATGAATGGTATGTGGTGGAACAGGATATTGAGAACAATAGAACCAAAGTTTGGAAAAAAGAGCTTATTGATGGAACTTATAAATTTGACAATGGGTCAAATGACTTTAGAACTTCTGAAATCAAGAATGTACTGAATGATGAAAATGGGAAAATTCTGTCTGATATCTACAAAGGATTTGGAAAAGAAAATGTATTATTAGATACAGTTGATTTACTTTCTATGGATGGGTTGGACACTTACGGAACATGTAATTGTAAAGTACATTTAGGAACTTTTGATGATTACAGAAAAGCCAGAAAGAATGGTATGTTTAGGACAGAAAATGAAAAACCGTTTTGGTTAGATACACCAGACAGTACAAATGAAGGATGCTCGGCTTCCTGTGTTCGGTTTGTTGGCAGTGATGGTAGCGTGGGCTGCAACGGTTGCCTTTGGAACGTTTGTGGGGTTCGTCCGTTTTGCTCTTTAGACTCTTCAATCTGTGTATCAGTTGAATAACGTAGAACTTTGGAACAGTCAGGAACAGCTTTTTGCTGTTCCGTATGTTATGGAAACAAATAATGATTTTATCGGGAGGAAATAGAAATGAAAGTAAAAGACTATAAGGAAATGTGGAAAAGCGAAAAGGAAAATGTGTTTGTTTTTTATAATCAATTTGATATGGGAGCGAAATACAAAGTATATCGTAAGGTATCTTATGATGGAAATATTAGAGCAGAGTATTTGATAGCTTTTGTTACTATTGGTGAAGCTATTAGATATGCAAAACAAGTATATGATGAAATTGTGGAGAAATAAAAATGCTATGTAATAAAAAAGAACATTGTGAACATCAAGGAAATGATGGTTGGAGCGATAAACCTACTTGTGAACTTGATTATTATAAATTTGATTGTGAATATCAAGACAGAACACAAGAACAGGAACAATGGAATTATGAACATGCGGATATGATAGATATTATGTGTAGAGAAAACACATGAAATATGAAATGATTTTATCGGAAGGAAATAGTTATGTTTACTAAAACAGAACAGAATAAATTATTAAAAATAAGAAGAATATTGGAAGAAGTTTATGACAATGGAAAATTAAGAAAATATAATCTCGTACCATATTCGGCAGAGGAATTAGTACATTGTTACAACTCTATTATTAGAGATATTACACATAGCACAGTATCAATTTGTGGTGATGTCAAGAATATCTTTGAAAAACATGGATTTAAGATTGAAGAAAAGGGAATAGGGTGGAAAATTTCTTTAAAATAATTACATGAAAAGATAATTTTATTAGGAGGAAATTAAGATGAAAGCAGTTAATATTAAATGGGATACAGACGGAGATTTAGAGTTATTACAGGAATTACCTAAAGAGATAGAAATTCCAGAACATTTTATAGATGAAGATTTTGACATAGAAGATTATTATGAAGAAATTTCTGATTATATTTCTGATGTTACTGGATTTTGTAACTATGGTTTTGAACTGATAAATGAATAAGAGATAATTTTAAATGGAGGAAAATACTATGAGTAAAATTAAATATACTAAAAAAGTTACATATGAAATGGAACGCTATCCAGAAAAATGCAAAGAATGTCCTTGTTTTTCACAGAAACCATATAGCTGCATGAATGAAAAAGGTATGGAGGCAAGATGCGAATTGGGATATATGGATGGGAAAGACACGAGAGATTTTTATGGAAATATAAAATGTTCAAGTTGTATGATCGAAGAAGATGATAGAGTTAAACTTATCGATAGATAAAAGCACGATTTTGTATGGAAAGGTGGAAATAAATAATGATTACAAGAGAAATGATTAAGAATGGTTTTAGGAAAAATTTAATATCATTAAAAAATGAATACAATGGTTGTGTTAGTTTGTGTTGTAAGATTGGAGAAAATGCGTTTTATTTTGCAGAAGGAAACGATTGTTATTTAACGGTTGAACAATATAAAAGTAAATATACAGCAAACGAAATTGTTGACTTTATTTATACTGTACTAAAAGATGTTGAATCAGCGGAAGAACACGGACTTGATAGCGTAGAACTAGAATATTACGAAACTATTTTAACAAAATGAAATGAGATGAAAGAATGCTTTCATAAGAGGAAGGATGGTATATTATGGATTTACAGAAAATTGCGAAAATATTATATAATCTGTCTTTAGATATGGATTATGCGGACTCTTTAGAATACAAAGATGAAGAAGTAAAGTGTATCACAGAAGAACTGGAAATTTTAAAACAAAATGAATGTTTCAGTACGCTGCAAATGTTGGAAATGATCGCATTGAAAAATGAAGATATGGAACATTGGAAAGAGGGAAAATAGTATGTCATTAAGAGAATATCTAAAAGAACTGAAAATTGATCAAATTGAAGATGATACAGAATTTTGTGACAAGGAATACAATGCGATAATGGACTATTGCACAGAACGGAAATTCTTGATCACAGATGATGATTTAGCATGTATTGTTGATCGTGGTATGAATGATAGTTATGAGTATAGACGCGCACAATATATTAAGGATTTATGGTTAGATTTTGGCAATGTTCCGATGAACCCTAATACAGAATGTATTGAGGAAGAGTGGAATGGATTCGCAGCAGGATGGCATAGAACGTCAATCTGTGATTGGTTTGAGGAAAGTTATGGTGTAAGTGTTGTAAAAGATTTGATGGGATTGTAGGAGAAAATGATTATGGCAAAATATATTGTAGATTATTATGAAACATATGGCAAAACATATGAAGTAGAAGCAAATAGTAAAGAAGAAGCGGAAGAAATTGTAAAAGATGATATTATGAAAGGACGTAGGGAGTCACCATATAATTGTACGGATTCATGGTGTGAAGTAGAAGAAATAAATGAGTCATACTTGATTGATGGAGTGGCTACATGTTGTGGATATGATTTTGGAATTGATATGTATAAAGTAAAATTTTGTCCGATATGCGGAAAGAAATTGATTATAGAAGAATAGAATCGGAAATTTATCTAAGGTGGTTTTAATATGGCTTTTCAAATAATCGAAAAAGATGGAAAAAGTTATAGAAAGAATATTAATAAAACAGGACAATGCAAACATTATCCAGAAGTACGGTGTGTTTGCTGCAATCCAGAATGTGACCATAATTGTAGTGTAGATGATGAATTGGAAGAAATGTTAGAAAATCAGTTGATGGATTTTCTTTGAAACTCGTATTTCTTATGGAAAGAGGTGTAAATAACTATGGTAGATACATATGGAAGATGGCATGAGGAAGAAGATTATTCTACATATCCAGAAGAAAAATGGTGTGATTATGACACAATGGCAGCGTGGATCAGAGAACATGGATATGAACCAAAAACATCAATGGAAAATCTTATTAATATGATATTTGCACACTATGAATGTGAGATAGAAGATGATAAAAATAACACATATCATCCAAACAATTTTAGAGATTGTAAAGACCCATGGATAAGTGGGTACAAGGTTTATGTGGAAGATAATGGTGGGTTTGAAGAATTTGATTATGAAGCGTAGGAAAGGAAATAAAAACTATGAAAGAAAAATTAAGAGTGTGGTGGATTCCGCAAGTAGGATTAAGTGACGCATTTTACATTCCGGTAAAGAGTGTAGAAGAAGGAAAGAAAGTAATGGATATTCTTGCTGCATATGACGCTTTCCAGTTGCAGAATAATATTAAACCAGATTATTGCAATACTGGTGGTTTGCAAGTTTACAATCCAGAGATTGCAGACTATGAAGATTGGTATTTGGAAACAGAAGATAATTATTTTGATAATATTGATGATTACTGTGAGCAATGCGAAAGAGCAGAAGAATTGACGGAGTTCAATCAGACATTATTTGAACAGATTGATTGGCAAAAGATTAAACGAATGACACAATGAAAGTCGCATTTTAACAGAAAAAGGAGTGAATTATATGCTTAAGCCTGGTGGTGGATTTGCAAGTAAAGAAAGAGGAATTCAGACAATGCATTGTTCTTCTTGTGGTAAAAACTTAGGAACACAAGGTTGGGAAGGACAAAAGGAATTTAATGATGTTGAAGAAAAAGGCTGGAAATTTTGTCCGTACTGTGGAGAACCATTATATAAATAATGAATTTCACATTTCTTTTGAGAGAGAAATGACAATATTAAAAGAATTGGCAGCAGGAAATAAAGGAGTAAGAAATTATGATGTGGACATTATTTGTATTGGATTTTGATGGAACCTATAACAATGAATACAAAGAAGGTTACGGAGCAAGACCAGAAGTATATCAGATTCCATTAGATAGACAGAGAGAGGTGGAGAGTCTTGCCGGAGAAGCAACTAGAAAGTTTAATTCATGTACAGATGTATGTGAACCTATTGGAGATATTTTTAAGGGATTGCTCGAAGAGAATGGAATTAAATTCCACTATGTTGGATATTTAAAAATACGTTTCAAAGAGAGACAAGAAGATTACCTTGCAGATTATATTCCTAGGGAGATTGTGTAAATATGGCTCAAAGATGGACAGATAGAGAGATTAGGTACTTGGAATCAAAATATTTGAATCAGGCTGTGTCAATTACAGCAAAAAGACTTAATAGAACAGAACGTGCAGTTGTAAAAAAGGCTTTGGATATGGGCTTGAGCAAGGTGCATGATGTTTTAAGCGTGAATAAACTTGCTGAGTGTTTCAATGTTACTCATAAGGTAGTCATGAAGTGGATAAATCAATATGATCTTCCATGTCGGAAATTTAAATGTTCGTGCTGCACAAAATATATGATTGATCTTGAAAATTTTTGGAAATGGGCTGAACAGCATAAGGATATTATCAACTGGTCTAGGTATAATTGTATGACATTGGCTTTGGAACCGGCGTGGGTAAGGTGTGAAAAATTCTCATATGACAGACCAAACAAAGGAAAATACTGGACAGATATGGAAATAAACTATGCAAAATCCATGTTGCGTAGAGGAATGTCTTATAGAGAAGTTGCAAAAGAGTTAGGAAGAACGCAGAGTGGTGTTGCACATAAGTGTGCTTACATATATAATGGATAATGAAGGGTGGGGATATGCATATGGGAGCGTTAATTGGAGGAATATTTTTATTGATGCTATGTGCGTTTTTGGAAAATCTCAGTGATAGTTTAAAGTAAAAAATATTTGGAGGTAAACATTATGGGTGGAATTATTTTTGGGTTGATTGTTCTTGTTATTGGAGGTTTGTTTACATTGGCGGAAAATCATAAGACAAGTAAAATGTCAGAAGATGAACGATGGGAATATGAATGGAAGAAAGCAAAAAAAGGAAGATAGTGTATGTATAGTTAGAAGTCATCAGAAATTGTCCTGGTGACTTTTGTAGTGTATATAAGAAAAGAAAGCTAATCAATTAAAACAATCGGGGATATCTGATTGTTTTTTTATTGCAAAAACAGGAGGAATATTATGAGAAGAGAAAAGGATAGCATGGAATATTTGTTCAAAGAACAAAGTAAAAGAGTAAAAAGGGGAATAAAGAATATGGAGAACTCCATGTATAACAGTTACAACATTTGCAACGTTGATTTTGAATTCGCTACAGAAATGAAAGCCGAAGGTTTATTACATGGAACACGATTTTAAAGAAAGAAGGTATTAAATGTGAAGGAGATTAAAAGAGAAGATATTCTATTAGGAGAATATGAAAAATTGTATTGTCGAAATGTATATGAATACCTTACTCGGAATAATAAGCCACAAGAACAGAAATATTATAGAACAGATGATGGAGAATTGTGGGAGATTAGTTATTTTCATGGAAAAGAATCAAAAGAATTTGCAGAACGATTGTCTGCATTAGAATATTTACAAAAGAAAATAGATATTGCAGAAGCATTGGGATTTTAGGAGAATATTATATGTGTTATAAAATTGAAAAACAAAGAAAAATAGAACAAAAACTTGCAAAAGAATTAAAAGATATTCCTGATTTTATATCAGATTTTTTTGATAGATATAAATCAGCGGCTACAAAGAGAGTTAATTGGATATATATTAGAGATATGCTTAATTGGATGATCAATAATAAATATATAAATAAACAAAGCATAGCAGAAATCAATGAAACAGATATGCAGATTATTACTAGTAATAATCTTATTAAATATCTTAACGAATTAAAAAATGGATTTTTAGGAAGAACAAATTCACTGGATTCTATCAATACAAAGAAGAATGTATTCAGTGCTTTTTGGAATTATTTACGACAAAATAAATATGTCGATGATAATGTGATTTCACATATACCTGGCAATCTATATAAATCTGAAAAAAGATATAAAGAAGTAGAAATCCCTACAGATGAGCAAGTGGAAAAATTCTTAGTAAATATCACAGATGGAAATAAAAATGAATTTAATATTATTAGAAATATTGCCATTGTTCAACTTATAAAAGGAAGTGGTATTCGTTCAGAAGAGCTAATAAATATGGATATTTCCGATTTACATCTATACGAAGAAAAAAGACCGTATATGATGATTCTTGGAAAGGGAAATATACAAGAATATGATAAAGTTTATATGTCTGAACAGGCTAGAATGAATATTGAGGAGTATTTGAAAATTAGAACTTTTTTCGTAACAGAGAGAAAAATTAAAGATAATGCATTGTTTTTATCAAATGAAAATAACAGATTAAGTAAAGGTGCAATTACAGGGTTTTTTAATTTATATTCGGAAGGTGAAATTTACCCACATATGTTAAGACATTGGGTTGGAAGTAAATTGTATGAAGAAACAAAAGATATTGTTCTTGTTCAAAGACAATTAAGGCACAAGAATTTGGAAACAGCAGCAAGATACTATGTACACATGGATGAATCTACTATAGCAGATGCTGTACTTGATTTGTAATATGTGTTAAAATAATATGTAATGGAGGTACGATATTGAGAGGAAAATATATTGGTAGAGACGGAAGTATGGGGTTTCGCACAGGACAAACATATGAGATAAGCACAGAACTTACGAAAATCTACAGAGATAAGAAAAAGGTTGATGTAATTATGTTGAGAAGCGGGAAGTTGTTTTGTCCGTATGATTCCGTAGAGAGTATTTTGGAAAATTGGAAAATTGGAGAAACCATGATGGAAAACTTTATGAATGAGCCGATTGAACAGAACTGGACAGAGAATGACATTATAGAAGAATATGAAAAATACAAAGACAAGAAAAAAGTTGCAAAGGTATATGGAGTTACTACGCAGCAGGTAACGGAAATTTTGAAAAGGAATGTATAATATGAACAGCGATATTTTTGAAATTATGCATAAAGATAGAAGAGTTGCAAGAATTGATTCTTCTGGAAGATGTAAGGTGTATTACAAAAGTTTTATGCCGTATAACCTATATCTTGAAGAAGAAGAAGATGTTGATACTCTTGTTAATAATATTACAAATTTCAATTATTGGTGTGCAACAAGAGTTCTCACATTGGATAGAAAATATGCTAAAGAAATTTTGAACAGTATAGGAATGAATCAGGCTGTAACGGACAAGGATAGAGCAAAAGTGGCGTTATCATATAGGTGTACATCATTGACAGATGTTTTCTGGGTAAGAAATAAAGGTGAAAAGATAACATTTTCTGAAGTCAATTTATATGATAACCATCTTGAAAATATTTTTATAGATATTGCTCTGCGAGGAAAACAATATACGGTAAATAATGAAGATCTGGCGAAAGACTTATCTACGAATGGTGTTTTCCCAAAAGCCTGGAAACGGACAGAAAAAGGATTTTCTCTGTTGAAAGACGGAGGGATAGAAGTTGTCGAGAAGGAACTTCTATCAAGTAAAATTTGTCAGTGTTTTGATGTAAAGCAGGTCATATACAACAGAAGTGTATTTGCTGAAGAACCGGTAACTATAAGTGAAAATATCACATCAAAGGACTTTTCCATTGTGTCTATGGAAGCATTTGAAGTGTATTCACAGAACCATGATCGAAATATCCGTAAATATATTTTGTCGCTAGATAAACATGATTATTATATGATGAACATCGTTGACTATCTTGTAGGAAATACCGATCGTCATTGGGGAAACTGGGGAGTTCTGGTAAATAATGCAAACAACAAGCCAGTTTCACTTCATCCGCTGATGGATTTTAATAAGACGTTTAACTCATATGATGGAATAGAAGGTTCTAATTGTCAGACTTGCTTCGGAAAAAAGGTCAACCAGAAAGAAGCTGCATTGTATGCTGTTGGAAAAATTGGATTAAATCAAATCAAAGAAGTGAATTATGAGTGGTTTGAATATTTCCCGGAATATGTTGGAATGTTCAAGAAACGATTGGAAATATTAAATGGTTTGAAAGATTGATTTCAAGCGAAGGGGAATTATGAAGGAACAAAAAATATGCCCGTTTTGTGGTTCAGAAAAGGGATACTATATAACAGAAAGAGTAATTAGAGATTTGTTTTTTAATTACAATAATGAGCCATGTGGAGCGTCTGAAGATATTACAGAATTTTGTAGTAGAAGACGAAGGTGTATAAACTGTAATAAAATACTCCCGAAAAAGATGTTTATTAAAGTAAAAGAAATGTAGGTTTTATTTGGATTGAGAGGTGTTATAATTGGATACTACAAATAAACATATTGGAAATCAATTGTCACAAATGTCCGATAAAGATATAAAAGAAGTATTTGAACAATACGCACATAAATTAGAACTTGATAAATTTGATAACGGGAAAAATTGGGAAATTAGTGTGCTTCATATATTAAATGATATATTAATGTGTAATCATTTTGATAACAATGGAAATATGTTATTGATTGATGAAGACATAACTTCTGATAAATATTGGGACAAATTAAATGACTAAAGTTGGTCAGATTGGAGCGTTTTATGAGAAGAAATTTATTTATTGGCATTCCTAACGATAAATTGAAGGAATGCTATGAAAGTTATAAAAGAGTGCAATGCAAACGAGAAGAGAAAAAGGAACTATTTTCTGAGTTAGCAATAGAATATGAAACAGAAGTTGGAGAAAAGGCTGCTATTGCAATATGTCAGTCTGATATGTTTAATGAAATTGCACATAGATATTTTAAAGCATATGATGGATTAGGCGTTTTAATAGATGATATGAGGTGATATTATGGAAAAGAAATTTAAAACAGGAGATAGAGTTTATCATAGAAATTTAAAACAGTATGGGAAATTTATTGGTTATGCGTGGGAATCTGATGATGAGTGTGATGTTGAATTTGAGGAAGAAGATGGATATGTAGAACAGAAACATGTAAGCGTCAGTTGGCTTGATTTAGCAGATAGCATAGAGCCTGTTTTAGCAGCTAATGGAGAACCTATTAAAGATCGTGGAAGTTTAATAGATTTTTCTAGATAGATTCTAAGTTTTATATCAAATGAGGAGGTAATATATTGTTATCGGTTAATGGTTCAGGATTTAAAGTGAATGGTAAATGGTATTATATCAACGATGTATTAAAATATCCGAATACAAGCATAAAGAGAATTATATTGTTTGGATTTTATGATAATGAACAGTATGAAGACAATGATTGTGGTTGTGGTTTTTATACTGCGACAGTAGAACTTATTGGTAATGAATGGAAATTGGATAAAAAATCTATTTCCGGCATTGATTGGTATTATTTGGGAGAAAAAGAAGAAGATAAAGATATTATAAGAGCTGTACAAGAAGTAGTTAGTCATGAGTGTGCTTATATGGACGAAAACGGTAAATGCTCTGTTAATGTATGTAAAGTTTGCAAAAATACATATGTTCCATGTGGTTCTTATGTTATAAATAAACCATATTATTCAAAAGATTAAAATCCGTGAGGTGTAATTATATGTTACAATACAGAGAATTTCTTAGTTTAACAGATGAAGAAATTAAATTTATTCTTACTGAAATGTTCAATCCTACTAAGATTGTAAACATTGAAAGAGACAAAGAATGGAATAAAATCACAGTAGAAATGACAACTGGTGGTTGGGATGATGGCGAAGGTGGAGAATTTGAGATAGAGGATATAATCACTTTAAAGATGCCAACAGTTTATGATTGTGGTTTGGAAGTGGATTTTTCTTTAACAAGCGAAGATAAATTGAAATGGGAACAATTTTTGTTAGCAAAAGGATGTGATTATAGGTCAAAAGATAATCCATATATGGAAGAATGTTAGATAAAAATTATTTAAAAATATAAAAAGGTTGGTGATTTTGTATGGTAAAGAAATGTTTACTTAAAAGATTTGGGATTTTAGAAGTAAATAAATATGTTGCGTATAGAGTACATCCTAATCCAGATTTATTATATATTTACTTCTATGACGATTGGCATACCGTTCCAAAGGAGGATGTCGAAATTATCAACATATAAATATAAATAGAATTTAACTTTCATCTGGGAGGTGTAAATGTTATGAGAAAAGTAGTTTTAGAACCGCACAAAGAAAAGTCAAACTTATGGTGTTGGAATGTGTTGCAGTACAGTGAAAGCCAAGATACATGGTATAGCATTGGTTCCGGGATAGAAGTAAACTGGGATATAGCAGCTAGAAAAGCTAAAGAAATAATAAAGATGTAATAAATATATGTAAGACGATACTTATTCTGTATCGTCTTTTTCATTGGATTCATGTAACTTGCAATAATATAAAAGAAGTCTATTTAACGCTGGATCCTCAGATTTGAATAAATCAGTTGGAGTACATTCTAGTGCGATACATATTCTTTCTAGTGTGTCAAAATTTATTTTGCTTGTATCTCCATCGTAAAGTTTACATGCCGCAGGATACCCGACCCCGATCGCTTTTGCAAATTGATTTTTATTCTGAAATTTTTTATCTACCAGATCTTTAATATCTAAGCGCATGTATTCACCACCTGTTCGTTATATATTGTTTACAGTATATAGTTTAGCATATATTCTTTAAAAAATAAATATATTTTATTGAATATACTCTTGACAATATACTGTAAAGAGTATATACTTATGATATCGAAAGAGAGAAGTACATAGATTAGGAGAAAGGAGGATGCGTAATTATGAAAATTAAATTTGAAAAATTTGATATTGTAATGGTTGACTTTGGAGATAACACTATAGGAAGTGAACAAGGCGGGAAAAGACCAGCAATTATTGTACAGAATGATATAGGAAATCATTTCGCTGCAACAACCATCGTTATACCATTTAGTACAAAATTAAAAAAGATAAACCAACCTACGCATACTCTTATCAAAAAGGGAAGAGGTACAGGGTTGGTAAAAGATTCTATTGTTTTGTGCGAATGCATAAGAAATATTTCAGAATTAAGAATAGAAAAGTACCTTGGAAAGATAACATCTATGGACGATAAACGTGCAATAAAGATTGCATGTGACGCAAATTTTATGTGGGGAGATGATGTGGCATGAGATATGTATTGATGGACATTGAAGAAGCTGTTAAGCACTGTAAAGGGAAAAAAGTTTTAGTTGCAGAACAAGACCTTGAAAATAATGAGGTGGTAGGTTTTGAAAGAAAAACTTTTCAGGAATGCAAGGATATTATCGAGCGATCTGAAACAATAGCAAAAATTTGTGATGACTTTTTAAACCAGCTAAGAGTGTTTTCTGAAAAACAATTAGATTTGATGAACATAAAACCTATCGGAACTATGAGTACAATATTAGTTCATGATCCTTTCCCGGATACAGAAGAACAGAAAAGAACAAAAAATCGAACAAACGTTCTGTCAACTATTGACAAGAACAAGTGTTCGTGTTAATATACTTTTTGTAAACATAATAAAAAAGAAGAGACGGAAATCCATCACAGGTGCGCCAACACCTCCGGTTCCGGCTCTTCTAAAACCAAAAAACGCATTTCCCAAAAATGGGAGTGCTAAGAACAGCTTGCGCTATCCCTACTAGTATAATACATATTTTTTTCAAAGTAGTCAAGCGTATCAGCTAAAAATTCCAAATATTGGAAAACTGAATATTGAAATTTACTTTTTATTCGTGTGGACAAGTTTCTAAATGTTTATTTCTGATGCAATTTTTTAAATAGGAGTGAAATAAACAGTGAATAACGCAATGAAAAGTAAAAAAGAAAGGGTGGTTGAAATGAATTATGTCGTGACGAACGACAAATTGTACATTAGGTTAAGTTCTGATGGTTCTCCTGTAACTTGTTCTAAACGCAACGCTCAAGTATTTGAAAAGGACAAGGCGGATAATATTCTAAAGAATCTTCCAAAAGTATTGAAGAACTTTCGTTTTAAAGTAAAACCTGTTCCACAATCTGAACAGGAAGTTCCTCAGAACAAAACAAAAACAGATAATGTGCAATCAGAAGAGAAGAAATACATAAGAAAAGATTCGTACATACCGTGCGACGAGGTTGTACAGTGGATCGAAAAATCAAGACAGTGTAGCGAATTTGTGGAAGACGCTACGAGAAGAAGAGCAGTATTACATAAAAAATTGGCAAATGTTGATCGTGAATTGTCAAACTGTATGCATCAGATTGAATTAGAAAAATGGAAGTCAGGTTGTGATGGATACAAATTATATAAGTTGGAAAAAGAAATTCTTGAAAAACGAAGACAGATTAAAGATGAGTTGGTAATTATTCAATCTGTCCTGGACAATACAAAATGTACGATTGGGATTAAGAATATTGAAAAGACTTTTAATCGTCTTGGTACTAGAAGATTTGAGATAAGAATCATTGAAGACGATGATTTCTTTGATGAATTACAACCTGATTCATAGTAATAATAGAATCAGGTTGTATGAAACTACTTATCATCATTGATAAATTTGACTACATCCTCAATTTTACAATCGAAATATTTGCAAATGGTGTCAAGAGTGGACATAGAAATATATTCATCTTTACCAATCTTGGCTAATGTAGCCATACTTATTCCGGTTTCTAAACGAAATTGAGTTTTGCTTAAGTCGTTATCAATAAGCAGCTTCAGCAAAGGTTTGTATGAAAACATATTACACCTCCTAATATTTAGATTATAACATTATATATTCATATGTCAATGGAGGAATATTCAGATATGTGAATATATTTATTGACAAATATTCAGATGTGGTGTATGTTGTATTCATAAAAGCGAATATAAAAATTAGATATCTAAATATTTTGTATGAGAGGTCATAAAGATGGACAAGAATAAAATTCTCGAAGACTATATCGGAAATGATATGAAAAAAATTCGTAAAATATGCGACAAAATCATTTCCAAAACAAATATCCCGAAAATGTATTGGGATGATTATTATGATAAAGCTGTCGATATTCTTCTGAAGAGTATGGATACATATGATGAGTCGAAAAATTGTAAATTTAGTACATATTTCTATGGAAACCTTGTAAGAAGAAAAGAAACGTGGAAAAGAGATTGTATAAGGTTTAAAAGATGTAATCTTGTAATAGATAGTAAAGGAAAAATTATGAGAGATAAGGACGGAAATCCTATAGTTATTCCAGATATATCCATACATATGAAAGTTGATCCAGATGAAGATTACACGTTGGAAGAAGGCATTTCTTCTGGATTTAATTTAGAAGGGGAAATTATAAATAGACTTCACCCCACAACAGATAAAATTGAAATGTATAAGAGCAATTTATCTTATAAGCAACAAAAGGCGGTCGATCTCATATGCGATGGATACACTCAAGATGAAATTATTGAAGAATTAAACATAACAGAAAGAGAATATAAAGACAATATACTTGGGACTATGCGTCTTTATGAAAATGTAAAAGTGTTATTGTGCGAATAAAAAATTGGAGGAATATAATCATGGCAAAGAAAATTAGAAAAAAGACATTATCGCTAGATTCTTATTTAGAGAAGATTGTGGAAGAAGATATTAGTGATAATCAGGACGTTCAAAGACTGTTTTGTTGGGAAAATGGAATGGTGAATGAGTTAATCAAAACTGTATTAACTGATGATTATATTCCACCAATTATCTTAGGAGAAGAAGATTTGGACGAAGACGTTGTGCAGCAATACATTGTTGATGGAATGCAAAGAAGTTCTGCGTTGGTTAAATTTAAGCATGAAAACTATAAAATTACAGCTACTTTAGAAGATCCGATTATCCAATATCAGAGAAAAAAGAAAGATGAAAATAATAAAATCTGTAAAGATGAATACGGAAAAGTTATTTGGGAATCTGTTGAATATGATTTGAGAAGAAAAACATATGAAATGTTACCGCCAGAATTGAAAAAAATGTTTGATGATTATCAGATTGACATTACAATACATCAGCATTGTACGATGTCACAGATTAGTAAATTGGTGAGAAGATACAACAATCATTTGGGAATGAATACATCTCAGAAAGCATTTACTTATATTGATTTACATGCAAGAAAAATAAGGACAATATCTGAGAAAAATAAATTCTTTAAAAATTGTATGTCTTGTTCCGGTAATCAGCAATCGAAAGGTATTAGAGAAAGACTTGTATGTGAATCTGTCATGACAACGTTTTTCTTTGATAACTGGAAAAGTGCAATAAAGAACATGAGCAAATATCTAAATGAGAACGCAACGGAAGAACACTTTGATACTGTAAATGAATATTTTAGCAGGATTGAATCTGTGTGCAAAGATAATTTCACAGAAGTGTTTGTGCCAAAAAATGTTATTGTTTGGATCCCTGTGTTTAAAGAGTTTGCTAAATTTGGATTAGATGATATTAAGTTTAAGGATTTTGTAGAAGAATTTGAAAAGTCTTTATATAAAAAAGATGTAAATGGAGTAACATTTGACAAATTAAATGAGGATCGTCATACAAAAGGTAAGGCTATTTTAAAAGAGAAAATTAACATCTTAACTGCTCTCATGAAAGAGTATTTACATATTAAAGAAGATGAAGAATGTCTTGTCGAAGTGGGAGAGAATAATGTAATAGATAATGCTTCTTCAGACCAGAACGCTCTTGAATTTATCAAAGAAAATGTTAAAGAAGATGTGATTGATGAAGACATCGAATTATATAAAATTCAGTTAGATGACTGGACAGTAGAGGTTGATAACTCATCGAAACTTCTTGAACCTGAAAACATGAATTCTTTACTTGCTGTTGTTGCGTACAGCTTTGAAACAAACATAGATTTAGAAATTCCGGAGTGGATGGTAAGTTTCTTTAACAGAAATTCTACATATATTAAAGATCAAAAAGAAAATTATACATACATGGTAAATGATATTGGTGAATTCTTGAGACATAAATATGAACTTGCTGGATAAATGGAGGTGAATAATATATGGATAAAACATTTTGGAACATAATGTCAATCGGTGGATTAATTACATCGTGTTTAGCCGGTGCTAGATTATATGAAATTGGAGAAGATTCATTTTTCTATGGTTTTATTCTCGGTGTCGGAGCATTGATGTTCGCTGCAAAATATATGGGAGAGGAAGAATGAGGTAGAAAAGATGAAAAAATTTAACTGGAAAGAATTTAAAAATAAAGACAATAAGATTGCGGTGCATTGTAAGACCGAGGAAGAAGCGAAAGATTTTTGCAAGAGAATGCATGAGCATGGGATGAAGTGGAGCACAGGTAAAAGCTACATGGAAAAGACAAATTATGAAGAGTACAAAGGAGAAACGTGCTATATAAGATTCGGAATGTTCTCATCGTATCGGTACTACAATAGCGAAGGATACGAGATCCTGGAATGGAGTGATTACATGCAGAAAGAATTTACAAAGTCAGATTTAAAAAGCGGAATGGTGGTCGAATATAATGATAACTATTTCGGGAAAAGACTTGTTATAGGCGGCTTTTTGATTGGCGAAGATGGATATTCGGATTTGGGAGACTATAACGAAAACTTAAAAAATGTGGCAAGCGGTTTAGAAATAGTTAGGGTATATAAGATTAAATGCATGGAAAAAATTAGCAGTATCATGCATGATGACAACCTCGAACTCATCTGGGAGCGAAAAAAACTAAAGAAAATGACCGTAGAAGAGATGCGCGAAAAGTTAGAAGAACTGATTGGAGAAGAAATTGAAATTGTCTAAATAAGGAAAAGGAGAAATAAATTATGTGTGAGTTTAAAAGTGGAATTATTTTTAAGAATAGGGTGGAACTTGCACCCTTAGAGAATGAAAGTCATTCAAGTTTGCTTGAAAAATTGGATATAGAAGATAATGAATTTAATGCTTCTAAGAAATTTGTGAGAGCAGAATTAATTCCGCCAGAGAAATATGTTATCACTTCTGATATTTCAAAGTGGACTTATAAAGTCGATCAGGATATTGTACCAGAATGGTATAGTAACGATCCAGAGAGATATGAAGATGAATTTAGAGAATCCGTTAAAGATTTTATGAACAAGCACTTTAAAGAGGAATTTGGATATTATTGGACAAACATTCGAATGGATGGAAAGATATATCATTTTATGTATGGAGTTCTTACGAGGATGAGTTTTGGCAGCAATAATAATTACGCAGAATCTTCTGTAAGAAAATATCTTAAAGAGTGCAAGCTTGCAAAAGACATTAAATGTAAATATGGAAATAGTATTACTCCAGTTGAAAATAACTTGCTTAGTATGGATGGATTTAATGATTATGGTGTTGTAAAAGATGATGTATTGTCTATTCCGACTTTTGATTTATTCAGAAAATGTGGTGAAAAACTTCCACTAATCAGTTATCCACACTGGCTGTCAACTCCAAATCAGACGAAATCAAGAAAAGATTCTTCCTTTGTTCAGTTTGTTGGCAGTGGTGGTGACGTGGGCTACGACGATTGCAATTGGCGCGATTATGGTGTTCGTCCGTTTTTTATCACCGAATCTTAAATCTGTTTATCTTGTCGATAACGTTTTGTGGAGATGAAGACAGAACAATGCGTAAGCGTTGTTTGTAAGTATTCGAAGAGCAAAACTCAGCAAGATTGGAGTGATTTATATGGAAGTTATTACAAAAGCTATCGACTTAATGCAATATACATATTCCGTGACAGCGAATAAAAAGAGATATCCGGCAAAATACAAAACGCTTATAGAAAGAATTCAGAATGAATGTATGAATATATATGATTTCCTGATGAGCGCAAATAGAATACAAATAAATGCAGAAAAACAGAAGAGATTAGATTTGCAAACTAGATCTATTTCTTCATGTGATAAATTATCTTGTTATGTTGAATTGTCAATGAATCTAAATCTTATAGGATCTGATACAGTTGAACATTGGCAGAAGAAGATATGTGATATTAAATATATGACAATAGCCTGGAGAAACAAAGATAAAACAAGATGATTCTTAACGGTTGTTTGCTATATGACTTCCTATGTTCAGATTGTTAACAGTAATGGTAACGTGAACTACAACGATTGCAATTGGAACGATTATGGAGTTCGTCCGTTCTGGGTCGGAAGACGAAATAAAGTAAGAGAAACGCTGAAATTAGAGTCCCGATATCAAAAGAGCAAACAACCTTTCCTGTCTTTTACTAGACAGGATAAATACAAAGGTAAAATATATCATGATAAAAGATAGCACAGTTTTTGATAAGATTATTGATTTTGAAAATTTATATAAAGCATACAGAGATTCAAAAAGTGGCAAAGGTTTTACGAAAAGTAGAATTAAATTTGAATTATCTGCTCTTGATGGAATTTATCAAATTAAGAAACTTTTAGAATCAAAGCAATATGAAGTAGATAGATATAACAGATTTAAAGTATATGAACCGAAAGAGAGAATTATAGAAGCAGGAAGTTTTAAAGACAAAATTGTGCAGCACAGTTTATGTGATAATGTGCTTCTTCCTATTTTAAGTAATGAATTTATATATACGAATTATGCCGGACAAATAGGAAAAGGAACATTGTTTGGTTTGGATTGTCTGAAATATCAAATGTATTTAGCATATCAGAAATACGGATATGATTGTTGGATTATTAAAGGTGATATTAAAAAATTTTTCTATAATATTGATCATAATATTCTGAAAGATATTGTTTCATATTTTATATCTAATCCAGATACGTACTGGTTATGTGAAAAATTTATTGATAGCACAAGCGGAAATGGCTTGCCTCTTGGAAATCAAGTTAGTCAGGTATTTGCTTTATTATATTTGTCTGGTTTTGATCATTTTATAACTGGAGAGTTGGGTGTCAAATATTATGGAAGATACATGGATGATTTCTATTTAATTGTGGAATCAAAGCAATATGCAAAATATTGTTTGTGTGCAATAGAAGATTTTGTAAACACACTAAATCTTGAATTGAACGGCAAAACTCAGATTATACCTTTTAAAAACGGAATTAAATTTTGTGGTTTTCATACATATGTCACAAAAGATGGAAAAGTAATTAGAAAACTTACAAATGAAAAAAAGAGAAAAGCGAAAAAGAAATATCGAAAAATGGCAAAGATGGTAAAAGAGAATAAGTTATCAAAAGGAAAATTCCTAGAATCTTATGAATCTTGGAAGAATCATATTTCACATGGTAATTGTGTCAAATTTACATATGAGATGGATAAGATGATAGATGAGATATTATCAAGTTAAAATCTCGATTTTATTCGTAATTCAACACAATATATAGCAATATACAACTTATTTAAATACTATATATGGTGTACAAAAAATACAAAATGCAAATATTAAGGAGAAACTAATGTTTAAAACAATTACTAATAAAGAGGAGTATTTACACGCTGCTGATGTGGAGAAACTTCCTATTCATTATGAAGACAAAATGGAAGTAAATTTATTTGGCAATAGTATTTTAGTAGAGAAAAATGAATGGTTGTGGCATTTACATTTAAAGCTTACCAACGCTTGTAATGCTAGTTGCCCGTTTTGCGTGGAACAGAATTCTAAGTGTCACGAAGATGCTGCGCGTTTCGTAAGACAAGTGGATCGCATGTTAAGTGAAATGGAAAGAGAAGGAATTTTATATTCAGTATCGTTAACTGGAGGAGAGCCTCTTCTATTTATTGGCTTTTCATTATTATGTGATGTTTTAAGAAAACACGATATAAAGTTTCTTACTATGAATACGAATGGAACATATTTGAAAGACCATATTGATAGGATTGAAGGATTATTTGACTTTATCGATATAAGCAGACACGCTATCGACGATGACATTAACCGTAATATATTTATAGCTGATGTTCCGACTATCGAAGAGTTAAAAACAATTAAGAGATGGCTAAAACGTACAAAGATTAGAATTCAATGTGTTATGTATGATATCGACAGCATTTCTAAATTTATAGATTTTGTTGATGCATTTAGATTTGCTGATGATGTTTCATTTAGAAGGCTTATGAAACTTCCGGATAAGTATGGTGTTAATTATGAAAGCAATGATAGCTTATACATGGAAATACTCAATTATGCATATAATCATTTCGAATTCGTGGAGCAGACTATACAAGACTATTATGTCTATGAGATTTGGAACTACAATGGAATAAATATCACATTTAGCTACTCAAACATGGATATGCTGTCCAAAGTAGAGCAGAATGAACCGGACAATGTGTGTCGAGAATTTATTATACATCCGAATGGAGTTATATCCGGTAGCTGGGATTTTAATAACAAGGTGATTTGCAAATAGAAAAAGGAGAATAAAACCATGACAGGATATGATTTAGTAGCAATTGTGAATTTACTAGAAGATCGTAATAAAAAAGATTATGGATTTGCTTTATATAAGGAAGAATACGAATTACTTAGAACAGCAAACTTAGAAAATACACTTGTAGTTGTTAATGCAAGAAGAAAAGATAGGAGAATATTAGGAAATGTAAAAGAGATCTTATCTTTAGAAGAGTATGGTAAAAATCCTACAGCGCAGGTGGTCGGCATTGCAAATATGGAAGCGTATGCAAAGCGCAAAGATGAAGAGGAACGTATTGATAAAATCAAAAGAATCAATCGTTTGATTGACAAGAAACTTGATGAATTATTATATTTGGTCAATCTTGTGAGCGACATCAGTGGGAATAAAAAGTCAGAAAAGGAGAAATAAACAGTATGAATTATCCATTCTATTGTCCGAAATGTGGGCACAAAGAAACTATTACAATGTCGATGAAAGAGTATACAGGCGAAGGACATATGTGTCCGGAATGTGGTGAAGAAATGAAACGAGAAATTGACTCCATGGTTTGCAGAAGTATTGATAAGACAGGAGATTTCTATAGAAGTTTTAATTAAAAGATAGTTGTGGATTAGTGTAAATGGTAGCACGATGCGGTATATAGCATTAGAAAAGGTTCGAATCCTTTATTCACAATTCATATGCGGAATAAATTTCTATACATGTTTCATACCCTCAATAAAATAAGATACATAAAGTTCTGCATATGATTTTCATCGGTGTTTATAATCAAATATCACCTGCAGTAAATCAAATATTTAGAAACTGTAAACGTTGATTCAACAAACTATTTCATTTGTCGCTATTTGAAAATATTTGTGAACAGCATGTGATATAAGATCGTAAATACCGATGTGATTAATATTAAAAGAGGTGTAAAAATGAGTAGCTGGACATATGTACATGGAACAATTGTTGTATCACCATTAGGCAGAACACAACACGAGAAAAGGTATATTCTTGAAACTGTTCTTGATCATCTTCCGGTTGTAACTGGATCAGAAAGAGATATGGAAGTATATGTGATTCAAAAAAGAGGATATAACAGCTCAAGCAGTAGCGATGAATTTTTTGAGGGAACAAATAACTTAAGAGATTTAAGAGGAAGAAGAAGTTATAAACGTGGTTGGTTACAAACGCAAGACGAATATATTCTCGTAGTAGACGCTGCATTGCGTGATAGAGAATTTGAAGATACATTTCAAGAATTCTTGAAGTGGATTTGTAGATTATCGAAAAGAATCATTGTAGATGATGTAAATGTGAAAATTAAAGGATTTGACAAGCAATATGTTATAGACGATCCTGATCCGTTTTACAACATGAGTGATTTCGATAAAGACAATTGGTGCGATTATCTGATATGGGAATACGACAGAGATGAAGATGGAAATTTATTAAGTGGAAAGCCGGGAAAGAGAAATGTGTAATTACGATTATATGGAAGATTTATATGACCATTGTGACGAATGCAGGATTTATGGCGATGACTACTACGTGGATGAAGGTGGAGAATGGATCGATGCATGTGTAAATTGTTTTATGGATACTGAAAATACTAAAAATAAAGAGAGTGAAAAGAATGAGGAAACCTAAAGTTGAGAATAAATACAATCTTACCATGAAAAAGATTAACAAGCTCAGTGTAGGAGATGAATCAAAGATTAAGGAACCGCTGTTTTGGAGAAATAATGTTATCAATGCATGGTGTATTAGCAAGTTTATTGGAACAGATCGGGATGTAAAGTATGGAGCAAATAACGATATTTGGATAGGTATTTATGATAAGCCATATTACAATAAAAGAGTTCATACAAGATGTGATTGCTTTGGTGGAATGTGTACATATAAGTTTGATAAATTTTATCAAGAGAAAGATATTGAAAATGAATTAGATTTAAAAACACAGGAAGGGTTGTTGGGAACAGTAAACTATTTGATTGATGAAGGAATTTTGGTGATGGAAGATGGACGGAACAGTTAAACAATTTTAAAAAAATAATTCGTCAGTGATAGTTTCAATACGATATTATCCATTTAATGACGAATTTGAAGTAAGATTGAACAATTATCATACAAATAAACATGCATATATGATATTTCGTGATATAAATGAAAGTTCATTAGATAAAATGGTTGGGATTGTTAGTAATAGATTTAGAGAAGAATTGTTGGAGTGATTATAAATATGAACGAGAAGAAAGTTAGAGAAGCGATAGAAGTAATAAAAGCGAATTATCCTACAAGCGGATATTATATGTTGCGAGAATCATTAGATATCGCAATCGAAGCACTGGAAAAGCAGTTGCCGAAGAAAGTGAAGATGCGAACAGAATACAGAGACTTAAACGATGAATTGATATGTTACAAAGGGTTTTGCCCTAGTTGCGGAAACGTTGTTGACTCTTACAGAAATAAAAGTTGCAATCATTGCACACAGATGCTTGATTGGTCGGAAGCGCATTAAAACGTGTTAGGAAGCGTTAGAACGTGTTAAAAGTGCGTTAGAGTCGAGTCAAAACAAATTGAGTTGGGTTTCCTGAGAACTCTCTTTAGAACTTGTATTGACTCAGGAAAGGAATGGAATGTGCTGGAAGTATAAAAACAATCATGGAACAGTTTATATTTATTGCGATATTTTGAACGGAAAAAGGCATTCATCAAGTTATTTAACAGTGTTTAATGATTTAATAGATGGCTACGAAAGTAATTATAATTACTGCCCTTATTGTGGAAAGAAACTTGAAAACAAGGAGAGAATATAAATGGAAGAACTAAAGAAATGCCCGTTTTGTGGCGGAGAAGCAATGCTGAAAATCAATTACGGATTTGATGAAAAGGTTATTTCGTCTTTTGTGTACTGCGAAGAATGCGGAGTCGCAACGCGAAGATGTGCTTTAGAAACAACTGCTATAGGGAAATGGAATAGGAGAGTGGAAGAATGATTAAAGTAAAAGCGGAGGCAAATTATGGTTTTGCTGGAACAAATATGACATTTGAAGAAGAGTTTGGTGATGATGTAACTGATGAGGAAATCGAAGAAGCTATGAGAGATATGGTTATGGAACAGGTTAATTGGTCATGGGAGAAAGAGTAATTATGAGCAGAGAAATCCTTTTTAAAGCAAAGAGAAAAGATAATGGAGAATGGGTGGAAGGGTATGTTGTTGCATATCCTTCTGGAAAAGTGGAAATACACAAAATTAGCAAAGAATTACCAGATATATTACTAAAATGCGAGATTGCTCCAAGTACTTTATGCCAGTACACCGGACTTACCGACAAAAACGATAAGAAGATCTGGGAGAATGATATTCTCAGATATAGTTATGACTATGATGGAAGTCCGTTTTTAAAAGATGGCGAAGAGATAAAATATCGTGTAGGTGCTGTGTTTTGGAGCGAATGGAGGGGATCATGGGCAGTATGTGGACGAGGAAATAAAAAATGCACCAATAACGATGTTTTTAAATATAATCGGAATCCAAATAGAACGGAAGTTATCGGAAACATTTTTGACAATCCAGAGCTGTTGGAGATGGAGTGATGAGAACAATAATTTACACAGTAGATGATGAAGAACCAGATTGCAATAGATGTGATCATTGTTGCGGCGAAGATTATTATTGTATCAAACAATGTGGAGCAGAACATGGATGGAATGGATACGAAAGGTTAGAGAGAATTGAAAGTGATGAGGAGTAACCATGTGGAAAATATTTATTGAGTATGACGATAAGAGCAAAATTACATTAACAGGAAAACACAAAGATATTCCGCTAAGGCTTGCATTAGAATATAACTTACTGTATGCAAATTCCCAAAGCTGCATAAGTGCAAAATATCAACGATATCCAAAAAAGAATTATCCTGAGATGGATTTAATGGATAAAATCGAGGAACTAGAGTTGTTGGAGGCGTAGTAATGAAAAAAGAGTGCATTAAATGCAAATATTATAAAAACTACTATAAATCAACAGAATGTTATTGCGAAAAAGGGTATTGTGTTATGGATAAGAAAAATAGGAGACGAAATAAATGAACGTACTAGAGAAGATTTTGGACAAAATTGAAGAACGTATGAATATGGTTGAAAACATTCCAGTAGATGAAGATGATGGTTTTCTGGATGGTGAGGAATGTTATGAAGCCGGAAGAGTACAAGGTCGGTATGAAGAGCTGGTATGGTGCAGAAATATGATTCGTTCCCACATGGATAAAGTTCAAAACTGTGGAGATTGCAGCCGAAGAAAATGGTATCAAAAAGGATACGAGGACGGAAAGAAAGACAATGGGTGGATTCCTTATACGTTACAAAATATACCTAAGAAAGAAGGTGTATATCTTGTAACGTGTGACGATGAAGAATATCCGGTAAAGAGAATGAGATTTAAAAAAGAGGATGAATATGGTCTCTGGTATGACGATTATGGGATTTATGACGGGGTAATATTTGCATGGCAGCCACTTCCAAAACCATACAAGGAGGGATAAATAATGGCAGAAGATGCGAAAGAACAAATAGAAATTATTCTTGAGTTATTAAAAAACACGTTAATGAATAATGGAGTCTCTATCGGGTTGTCAGAAAAGAAAAAGAAAATAATGTTTTTTGATACGGAAGAATATTTATCAACAGGAAAGTTTGATGGATTTTCTGTAAATATTGATAGCTTAGTTAAATAATAAAAGCAGAATTTCAAACGGAGAAAGAGAGAACTAATATATGAAGAAAAACAATGTAAAAACAGCCACAATCAGATGCGATGATAATGCAGAAGCAGTTGTGTTTTCTAAATATGCAATGAAAGATTCGATTGATTTTGAAATCTCTTTTGAGGATTCATATTGCGGTGGAGATTTTAAAGGAATTATTGGAAGATTTAAAAGAGCATGGATGGCGTTCTGGAATAAGCCGGTATGTTATACAGGTATATATTGCGAAAGTGGGCGTGATAGAGTAAGAAATTTTCTGAAGGAATGCTTGGAATTGGTAGAAGGAGAATAGGGAATATGAAGGTTTTAGTTGTAGTAGATATGCAAAACGATTTTGTGAGTGGAAATTTGGGAACAAAAGAAGCAGTTGCAATTGTTCCGAATGTAAAGAAAAAAATTGAAGAGTATTCCACTAACGGCGATGTGATTTACTTTACGAAAGATGCACATTGGGACGGTTATTTAGATACTCAGGAAGGTAAAAAATTGCCTGTAGAGCATTGTGTTATTGGAACAAATGGATGGGAAATTGTAGATGAATTAAAATCTTACGCAAAACACGTAATTAATAAAGATAGATTTGGAAGTAATGACCTTGCAGAATGTATCCATGGGGGTTTTGCTAGTAATGATTATGATAGCGTTGAACTTGTTGGTGTATGTACTGATATTTGTATAGTGTCGAATGCTCTATTAATTAAAGCATGGGTGCCAGAAATGGAAATTACAGTCGATGCGTCGTGCTGCTCTGGTGTCACTCCTGAAAAGCATAGGGCTGCATTAGAAGTAATGAAATCTTGTCAAATTAATGTGATTGGAGAAAAGTCTTATGATTAAAATTAATGGAGAAGTAGTAAATACAAAGAAATTTCCAGATGGAACTCTCTTGCTTAAAGAGGATGTTTCTTATGATTTTAAAAATTACAGAGAAGCAACTATTACCTGGTTGTTTGAAGATAATGAAGAATTGGTGACATTGATTTATATTGTCAAACACCTTAATTCTCATGGTATTACAAATTTGTACTTGAATATGCCATATATTCCAAACAGTCGTCAAGATCGTGTTAAAACAACAGAAGATGTATTTACATTAAAGTATTTTGCAGAAGTTATTAATTGGCTGAATTTTGATTCTGTAACAGTATTAGATCCACATTCATCTGTAAGCGAAGCTCTTATTGATAAAATCGTAATTAAGCAACCGGATAAGTATGTGTGGGAAGCAATCGACAGCAAATACATCGGTGGTACAAATAATCTTACAATGTTTTTCCCGGATGAAGGAGCTATGAAACGTTATTCTACAATGTTTGATCTTCCATATGCTTTTGGTATTAAAAAGCGCGATTGGGAAACAGGGGAGATTAAAGGATTAGATGTTTCTGGTATGACGGATTTGATCAAGGGCAGAAAAATTTTAATTGTAGACGATATTTCAAGTCGCGGCGGTACGTTCTATCATAGTTCAAAGAAACTAAAAGAACTTGGAGCAAAAGAAATTTATCTATATGTATCTCATTGTGAAAATACAATTCTTGAAGGAGAAGTATTAAGTAGTGGATTAATCGACAGAGTGTTCACAACAAATAGCATTTTTACAAAAGAACATGAGAAAGTAGAGGTATTTGAATATGAAGAGTAAGACGAATCCTATGTTATTAATTGACTTTTATAAAGCGGTTCATGCAGAAATGCTACCGAAGAATATTACAAAATCAGTTTCCTATTTTACCCCTAGAATGAGTCGTGTAAAACGATGGGATAAGGTAGTAATGTTTGGATTGCAGGGGTTTATAAAGACGTATCTGATTGATTATTTCAATGAAGAGTTCTTTGACAAGCCTTTTAAAGAAATTATTTATGAATATAAAAGAATTATGGATGCATCACTTGGGGAAGATGCGTATAAAATTGACAAGATTGAAAGTCTACATAAATTAGGATATTTACCAATTGAGATCGTTGCATTACCGGAAGGAACAATTGTTCCAATGCATGTGCCTATGTTTGGTATTACAAATACACATAAAGATTTTGCGTGGTTGCCTCAGAGTTTAGAAAGTCTTATCTCGGCAGAAATGTGGCATCCAATGTTGGCAGCAACAGTAGGAATGACTTATCGCGATATCGTTAATCACTATTATGATTTAACTTGTGATGACTATATTCCGAGATCAAAAGCTATTGGAGCCTTTGACTTTCGAGGAGAAGAGTGCTTAGAATCAGCGGTAAAAGCGGGCGCTGGGTGGTGCTTATCATTTTTGAATACAGCAACCGTTCCAACGATTCCTTATCTTGAGAATAATTATTTTTGTGATTGTACAAAAGAACCTGTTGCATATGGAAGTCCTAGCACAGAGCATTCTGTAATGTGCAGTAATTATGCAGTTGATGGAGACGAGATTACATTATTAAGAAGATTGCTTACTGAAATCTATCCAAACACAAGTTTTTCAGCAGTTCTTGACTCTTATGATTATTGGAATGTTATCGATAATATTCTTCCTCAGTTAAAAACAGAAATTATGAATCATAACGGTTGTATGTTAATGCGTGGAGATTCTGGAGATTGTGTAGAAGTTGTAACAAAAACTGTATTTAAATTATGGGAAGAATTTGGCGGAACAGTTAATAGCAAGGGATATAAAGTGCTTGATCCACATGTAAAAGCAATTTATGGTGATTCAATTACAGTACAAAGATGTGAAGAAATTTACAAAATTCTCATGGAAAACGAATTTGCATGTTCAAATGTGGCGTTAGGCGTTGGATCGTTTTCATTTCAGTGCATCGAAGAAGACGAAGAGTTAAAGCCATTTACAAGAGACACTTTCAGTTCATGTATTAAAGCAACATATTGTGAAATTGACGGAAAACCTACTCCGATTTTTAAAAATCCTAAAGACGGGGGTTTTAAGAAATCGCAGAAAGGATGTTGCAGAGTATATACACGATGTGATGGAAGTATTTATTACGAGGACGAGCTTACATGGAAACAGGCTACTGATTATGAAAAACGCGGAAATATGTTAATTCCGGTATTTAAAGATGGAGAATTACTAAAAGAACAATCGTTAAAAGAAGTCAGAGATAGGCTGCATGGAGGTGAATTTTAATGTTTAATGCAAATGAAATTAAAACTGAAATTATTGAATGGATCCAGAAGTTCTTTAAAGAGAACGGGTGTGGTTGTAAAGCAGTTGTTGGTATTTCAGGAGGAAAGGATTCTACGATTGTTGCTGCACTCTGCATTGAAGCTCTAGGGAAAGAAAGAGTACTTGGAGTCCTAATGCCAAACGGTAAACAAAAAGATATCGATGTTGCAAAGAAGGTGGTTAATCATCTTGGAATTGAAAGCATTGAAGTAAATATTTTTAATACAGTAAGGGATATCAAGCATGAAGTGAAATCGCAATTAGATGATCATTGGAGTAAACAGTCTTCTATTAATCTTCCAGCTAGAATCAGAATGGCTACATTATATGCTGTATCTCAAACAGTAAATGGAAGAGTGGCGAACACATGTAATTTATCTGAAGATTGGATTGGATATAGTACGAGATGGGGAGATAGTGTTGGTGATTTCAGTCCATTGTCTAATCTGACTGTTACGGAAGTTAAGGAAGTCGGATATGCATTAGGACTTCCGAAAGAGTTCATTGAGAAAATTCCATCCGATGGTCTTTGTGATAAAACAGATGAAGATAACTTAGGATTTACATATGAAGTTCTCGATAAATATATCAGAACAGGTCTAATTGATGATAAACAATTAAAGAAGAAAATTGACCAGATGCACGAAAAGAATTTGTTTAAATTGCAAATGATGCCGTCGTTTAGTTTTAAACACGAGAGTGATAAAAGTTGATAACAAAAATAAAATAATGGAGTAGATTAAATATGAGAACAGTATATATTGCAGACGATGGAAAACAGTTTGAAGATGAGTATGAATGCGAACATCATGAATTTGAGTTAAAATATCCACATCTTCAAACAATTGAAGCGTACAATAAAGACGGAGAAAAAATGACAGATCTCTTGGATGAAGATACATATAATAATTGTGAAAAAATTATTCTTCATTCAGAAGAAGAGTTATCTGATTTACAATATGCCGCAGACTGTTTAGGATTTTATTCATACAATGACATTACCGAAATCGGGGAATGGATTTTTGATTATGAAACAGGGTATTTTAGTAAAAACAAAAAGTCTACTTTTGTACAGGAGTTATCTGACAAATATGTGGAGATATTAAAAGAATGTAGATCAATAAAATATCAGGAACACGCGGATAATACACTATTAAAATTATTATCTGATTTAGGATATGCAGATGTTGTAAAAGCATACAGAGAAGTTCCTAAATGGTATTCATGATATTCGTAAGTTTAAAATATGAAACCGTGATTTCAATTTTTGGAGGTGGTAGCATCGGTGATGAAATTATTTTAACTAAAAGAAAACCAAACATAATTGCTGAAGAATGTGTATGCGAAATTACAGAATATCTTAACAACAATGTTAGATATAATTTTGGAGATGTTCATCCATATTCTTCATGTTACATATATGACTCAAGAAGCATTTGGGGCAACACAATTGTAATTCGTATGCCAGGATCAACAATTGGATGTATTAAATTTGATGATAGAAATGTAATCAAGGAGTGTTACATTTATGATGATGAGATGTCGAAGAATAACTGCTTTTCTAAAGACATTAATGAACGACTGAAGCGATTTGTCAGAAGAACATTGATATTTCCAGAAGAATAGAGGTGAAAAATATTAATACGTATAAAATTAGAGATGCATTTTTTGTAAATCTTGAAACTGGTGAGAAAATAAATGTAGGTAATGCTTCTGTGTCGATTGAAAATGAAGAAATAGGTTGCAATAATAATCAGTCAAATTTTAGAAGATTAGAATTTGAAGACACTACTTTCACATTTGAACCTAAGTATTTGAATACAAAGAAACTCTATCAAATGTTATATGGTATTACAAATAATTACAGAAGATTGCATGATGGATATGCTCTGAGAGAAGTAATCAGAAGAAGATACATAATGAAACATAGAAGACAAGTGAATAAGAAGGAGAGGTAATAAGTATGGAATTTAAAGACTTTAGAAATATGATTTCTGATCATTTTAAGACAATGACAAAAGATGTTGATAGGTTGTTTGAAGTTGGTGTGGATAAGGATGAAATGTGGAATACATACCTTGATAGTTTTCCGACCGGAACAAATGAGATTTTTAGAAAAAGAAGAGAATATGATTGCAGTTGTTGTAGGCAGTTTGTCAAGCAAATCGGTAGTGCTGTGGTAATTAAAAATAATAAATTAGAAACAATTTGGGATTTAGGCATTCATGATGATAAATTTGAACCGGTTGCAAAAGCTATGTCTGATTTTGTAAGAAGACACTGCGTAACAGATGTATATGTAAGCAAATTTAAAAAGGTTGGAACAGAATATAACTACGAGCAGTATGAGAACGGAACAATGAAAAAGTGGGAACACTTTCAGATTATTTTAGACGATAAATTTGTGGACAAAACTGCTCGATCAATTGGAGATATTAAAGGTGGATTTAGAGACACGAAAAATGTATTTAAAAGATCACTTGATGAAATTTCCATGGATGCGTTAGAGACAGTACTTGAGCTTATCAATTCCAACACTCTATACAAAGGAGAAGAGTGGAAAACTATCCTGATGGAGTTTAAGAGATATAAGAAAGAATATGAAAAATTAAGTTCTGATGATGTTCGTGATTTATATACATGGGAGAATTCTGTAAAAGCAGGTATTGCAATTGGTCGAATCAGAAATCACAGTATTGGAACACTTCTTGTGAATGTAAGCAATGAAATGGATCTTGATACGGCGGTAAAAAAATATGAACAGATTGTAGCACCAACAAATTATAAAAGACCTAAAGCAATTTTTACGAAAAAAATGTTAGAAGATGCAAAGAAGACAATTTCTGAATTAGGATATATGGATTCTCTCAATAGAAGATTCGCAACTCTGGATGATATTACGGTGAATAATATTTTGTTCTCAAATAAAGATGCAGCGAAACGAATTTCAGATTCATCTGATATCTTTGGAGAACTAGAAAAACAGGCTGTAGTTAATCCAAGAAAATTTTCAAGAGTAGAAGAAATTACTGCAAATGATTTCATTAAAAATGTCTTACCATCAGCAAAAGAGGTAGAAGTATTGGTAGAGAATAAGCATTCGAATAATTTTGTTTCTCTAATTGCTCCTTGTAATAAAGATTCTAAATCAATGTTTAAATGGAACAATGGATTGAGTTGGGCTTATTCTGGAAATATTACAGACTCTGATATGAAACAGAATGTAAAAGCAGCAGGTGGAAATGTAGACGGTGTTCTTAGATTTTCTATTCAATGGAATGAAGATGGAAGAGATAATTGCGACTTGGACGCACACTGTATTGAACCAAATAGAAATGAAATTTACTTTAGTAATTGTAGAAAACCATCTTTGTCATCCATGACTGGACAGCTTGACGTAGATATTATTCATCCAAATGGCAAGGTTGCTGTGGAAAATATTACATGGTCAGATAAATCAAAAATGAAACCAGGTGTTTACAAATTTTTTGTAAATCAGTATTCAGGAAGTGCTAGAAATGGATTTAGAGCAGAGATTGAATTCAATGGAGAAATTTATTCTTTTGATTATAGCAATTCAATGAGAACGGGACAAGATGTTTATGTAGCTGATGTAATTTTGGATACTAATGGGGAATTTACAATCAAGGAAAAAATTTCCGGGAACTCTAAAGTCTCAAGTAGAACAGTTTGGGGAATTTCAACAAATGAGTTTACGCCGGTATCGGTAGTTTGTTATAGCCCAAATTATTTTGACGAACAGGACGGTATTGGTCATAGACATTTGTTCTTTATGTTGAACGGATGTAAAAATGATGAAGAACCAAATGGATACTATAATGAATTCTTAAAGAGTGAATTAGAAAAGCATAAAAGAGTATTTGAAGCTCTAGGATCAAAATGCCATGTAGAAGATTCTGAGGATCAGCTTTCTGGAATTGGTTTTAGCATGACAAAAAGAGCAGAGCTGGTTGTAAAAGTAAAAGGTGCAACAGAGAGAATTTTAAAAATTAAGTTTTAATCAAGAAGGAGAAAGTAATATGAGTACGAACATGTTTGAAATTGCTACTAGAAACAAATTTAGATTTCCATTTAAAGGTGTGATTTCTACCGAAGATTTATGGGATTTAAGTGTAGAGAGTCTTGACAATGTGTTCAAGACGCTTAACTCTGAGATGAAGAAAACAAAAGAAGAAAGTCTTTTGAGTACAAAGAGCAAGGACGATGAAGTGCTTGAACTAAAAATTGAAATTGTTAAACATATTGTTGCGGTAAAACAGGAAGAAAAGGAAGCAAGAGAAAGGAAATTCTTGGATAGAGAACGTAATCAGAAAATTATGTCTATTATTGCTGCGAAGCAGGATGAACAGTTACATAATATGTCAGTAGAAGAATTGCAGAAATTGCTTGTAGAATAAGTGAATAATAAAACAGACACTCATCTCCGCGACCAAACTTTGATGGGTGTCTGAAAACACAATACATTGGACAATTAGGAATCCAACGCAACTAATATATTACATATCTTTTTGTGCTGAGTCAAGCATGGATTTCCAAATTGAGAAAATTAAATATAGGTGGGAGTGATTATTATCGGAGAGTACAAGCCAATTAATTTTACATATTATAATCCGAGAACCAGCATTTTTAAATCTGGGAAAAGTGACAGAGAACGTATTTCTGTTTATAAGTGTAATAATTGCGAAAATTGCGATGCTTATAAGCGCAAATGTTGTGTGATGCTGAATGGATTATGGTGGCATAAGTGTCCTTACGGCACAATTGAAAAGAAAGAAGGTTTTACAAAAGCAGCGCGTAAATGCGGATATTTAGTAAGTGAATATAAGGGAAAATACGGAGATGTTGAATATGCGTTAAAACCATTAAATTTTGTATGCGAAATTGGAGATTATGTTTATCTTGGATTGCCACATCTTAATGGATATAATAATCCGATTCGAAATAGTGATTTCTTTGTAGATAATGACATGATTAAGAAAGAAGATTTTACACCTGAATTTATTGTGGAACTTATTAAATATAGACCATATGCACTCATGGGCGGAGAAATATCTTCTTATCAGAAAGAATATGTTCCAAAGTTTTGTGATCAACTTAAAAGATTTATGCCTGATATGTATACAAGAGTGTGTGAAATTTATCCGGAAATTAGGTCATTGGTAGAGAATATTGATTATACAGGCAAGAGAGCAAAGTTAATGACACTTCTTCCTGGGGAAGTTAAATTATCAACAAAAATTCTTGAGTGGGATGGTGAATTGCTGCATGGAGAAGGATACCAGATTTCATTTTGGGGATTAGACGACGAAGAAGTGACTATTATTCCAAATGAAAATACAATCGTGACGATTTGCGACAATTCAACAGTAACAGATGAAACAGAGTTTGAGGAATAGGTGTGAAGTAAATGAAACATAAAGTTAGAGATCGAGTTAGAATTCGTCCTGATTTAAGGACAGATATTAAGTATGGCGAGGGTGAAGCTGTAGATGAGATGTATGCTTTGCGAGGTCAGATTGTAACAATCAATGAAGTAGATACCGAAGGGGAATATTATCTTATGGAAGAAGACGAAGGTTATTTCTGTTGGACAGACGAAATGTTTGAGGATTCAATGACAAATGGTGATATGATTCGCGCGTTGTCTGACGAAGAGTTGGCTGATTGGTTGGTGGAAGTATATGAGAATACAAAAACTTTTGATGAAATATATAAATGGATAAAAGAATTATGGTGCGAAAGTGAATAAATTATGGGTTGTAAATTCAAAAACAGATGTCCATCATATTCTGGATGGTGTGAAGGTATTAATTATCCAATGGAACATTGTATTTCGTATATCTTGGATGATTATGAAAACGAAAAAAAGAAAACCGAAAACTTGGAATGGATCTACCATATTCCAGAAGAGAATTACGGGATAGTAGATTTCGACGTTATAGAAAAAGCTCTAGGTTTCCGGTTATTCGGATATCAGAAGAGTTATATTTTACATCAAGGATTTAGACGAATGGGAAGAACTACTGCCGAGGTACTTCAGATGTTATTTGACAAAGATCAGTATGATAATCCGATTGACTTTACGGAGCCGCCTAGAAACAAAAGACTACGCATATTCCGTCAGCAATTTAGAGAAATTTGGGAGAAACTTCGAGATGCTGGCGTTGAGATGAGACCAGTGCTCTGGAGTAGGGAAGATAAGGAAAAGTATGAAACAAAGATTGATTATTACAAATATGTAAAAACTCGGCTTCGAGAATATGGAAAAGGAGAATAATGTGGTGACAAAAGAATTAGGTAAAATTACTTTTGCAGAGTTTGGAACTATGAGAGATTATCCATTTCTAATTGGTTTACATCTCTGCTTTAAAATGGGAAGTAGCGGAATTGGTGACGGCGGAAAATATACAGTCAATATTAGTCCGGAATGTAACTGGAAAGATTTAAACCGCGAAGCAGCGATCACTAAAACTATCGAATACATTGACCGGATATTAGAAGATGCAAAAGTCAATTATGTATCTGAGCTACTTAATAAACCAGTCGAAGTAACTATTGAAAATAACACATTTAAAGATTTTAGGATTCTTACTGAAGTATTATAAAGAGAATAAGTATATGGTAAAAGAAACATACAAAAAGGCAATGCAACTAAACGATGATATTTGGTTGATTAATTATCACTTACGCAAAGCAAAAGAAGACAAAACATGGATTACAATTTCAACACCACTTAGAAAAGATGAAGTTCTTTCTTCAAGATTCCAAAGAGAATTAATTGAGTGGTTAGAGAAAAAGATGATTGAGTATCAGAAAGAATTTGATGAGTTATAAAAAAGGAAATAATAAAATGAATTTTATTGAGAAGTATAATTGTATTTTATGTAAATATAACAAATTAAATTAGCAATGAAAAAATATAAAGAACTAAAGAGGAAGTATAAATGGAATTAAATGTAGGAGATTTATTAAATAAAAACTGGATTTCAAATTATGTTTTAAAAGGAGATATAAATGAAACCTAAAATCGGTAGAAAAGTATATTGTATTTATGATTCCGGAACCATGGAGAAATAAGCAGCTTGAAATCAATTATTGTCCAGTATGTGGGAGAAAATTAATTTAAACTTTGCGAGCTGTAAAAACAAAAAGTTATAAATAACAAGAAGAATGGAGAGATATAAGATATGAAACATTATTTATATTATGTGGGTATGAAATATAAATATAAAGGGTCGTGTAAATGGAAATACGTCCAAACTCATATTATTGCGACAAAAGAGAATATTGAGAATAGTATTAAAATGATTATTAGGTATTGTATGGACGATGATTTAGAATGTAAATTAAAAGAATTTAAATATTTTAAAATTAAGGAAGCGTCAGAAGAAGAAATTGAGCGGAGTATTAACAACGAAAATTTCTTGCGTTTCCCGGACGGAACGAAGATATGTACTATTCCAAGACATTTATTATTATACGAGCTTGGAGGGAAGTATTAATTAGTAACAGAGAATAAAATATTGACGGTCATGAACGTCAAATAAAATATATTTTTCATTTGAATCAGATCAGTTGCAAATGGTCTTATTACATAGATATTTAAGAAAGGACAAATGAGTAATCCTAGGTAAAATGTGTGTACACACCTCTTATATAGAGGTAAATGGTAGAAAATAAGGATAAAAAATATAATTCAGATAAACAGTGGGAACTTGTAAATTTTTGTGAATTTGATAAATATGCAACAAAAAGTTATTGTGCTATTCATAATGTTGATGAAAGTAAAAATCTTGGCGATATTACAAAGGTTGATGAAACTGAGTTAGATAATTTTAATATGATTTGTGGAGGATCACCGTGCCAGGATTTCAGTGTGGCTGGTAAACAAAAAGGCTCTGTGTGGACTTGTAAAGATTGTGTGGATGATAATGGAAAGCATTTTGAATATAATCCATTAACAGTTCATTGGAGTAAAAGAGATTGTTGTCCGAATTGTGGAAGTAAAAATATTGAAAAGACAAGATCATCTCTTCTTGTTGAATATTTACGAGTAGTTAGATCAAATAGACCTAATTTTGGAATTTATGAAAATGTAAAGAATATCGTTGGAAAACAGTTTAAAGACACAACATTTAAATTATTTACTGATGAATTAGAAGAATATGGATATAACGTATATTGGAAGGTTCTGAATGCTAAAAATTATGGAATTCCACAGAACAGAGAACGTGTGTATCTGTTATTTATTAAAAAGGATTTGGATAATGGTAAGTTTGAATTTCCAGAACCTTTTGATAATGGATTAAGATTGAAGGATTTATTGGAAGATGAAGTCGATGAGAAGTTCTATATTTCTGATGAGAAAACCCAAAAATTTATATCGAGTATTGAAAGTAAATATGAGAAAAGTCAAAATGATAAATTTGTGTGTAAAGAAAGAGAAGATGAGGGGCTTCGAACTTATAAAAATGATGTATGTGGTGCATTAAGAACAATTGATTCATGTGGTGATAAAAGAGTTGTAGAAATTGACCAACCTAAATTTATTGGAAATGTAAATCGAGAAGATTTCGGAACAGGATATGCCGGAGGCGTGTGGGATGATAGTCATATTAGTCCTACTTTAACGACTATGCAAGGTGGTGGAAGACAGCCACATGTATTATGTGGAATTGATAAATCATATAATAAACCAGAGTTAATCGAATATGCAAATTGCATTGCAGCGAGAGAGGATAGAGGAATTAGCAACAGAAAATCTGAAGGAACTGCTGTTCTAAAAATTGGGAATATCAACCCATCTGGTAATGGTATGAATGGGTCTGTTTATTCGGAAAATGGATTGTCTCCAACATTAACTACGAATAAAGGAGAAGGAAACAAAGTTGCAATCAAACAAGCAACAAAACAGGGATATATCGAATGTGAAATTGGTGGTGTTGCAGATTTGTCTTATCCAGATAGCAAAACGAGAAGAGGTAGAGTCCAGGATGATGGGAATATTAGTCCAACTATTACTGCGACAGAAACTGGTATTTGTAAGATTGAATCTCCAATCCGTATTCGCAAACTAACTCCAAAGGAGTGCTTCAGACTTATGGGATTTTCTGATAAAGATTTTGACGCAGCACACAAAGTAGGAGTTTCAAATAGTCAATTGTATAAGCAGGCAGGCAATTCAATTGTGGTAGATGTTCTTTATTACATATATGTAGAGCTTTATAAAGCTATGCCTTATTTGTTTGATAATTTGAAATTGAGTAGTTTTTTCTCAGGTGTTGGCGCATTTGAGATTGCACTTGATAGGTTATATGAGGATATTAATTCCGGAAATTTTATAAATCCACAGACAGAGTAAAATCTGTTTGTGGGAAAGAATATTTCTGTCTTAAATATCAAAGAACAGAATATGCAAAGAAGATACGAAAAGAATACGAATCCGGAATAATAAAAGAGCGCAGATGCAATATGAGAGAATATACATTTAGGACAGACGGATGTAGCAATACAATAACAACAGTTCAAAAAGATAATTATATTGCAGAGATATTTGATTGAAACTCACGTTTCAAATGGAGAAGAAGATGGTAGAAATTAAGATCAATAAAGTTGTCGATGCTTTAATCGAAATGAGCCAACTAATGGGTGTTGATTATAAAACAATTTGGGAAAAATATACTCATGAACTTATTACAGAACAGTTTACATGGGAAGAAGTGGAGAAGGAATTAAATGCAAGGAGCATGTAGTAATCAAATTGTAAAATGTATTATCTATACGAGTGATATGGATGTTGGGATAAATAAATTGTTAGAAATCGAAAAGGATAAAAACGAATCTGGAATTGAAACGGTATTTAAAGGCATCTCAAAATCATGTTATATCAGATCAGAAATTAGATTCAGTGACGGTGAAGAATGGATCACAGTTAATCCTAATGCCGGAGCAAGAGGATATAGATGGAGAAAAGCGTGGATTGATGCGAATAACACGACTATTTCTCAATTGTATTCGAATATTGTTCCGTGTGGAAGCGATTACCAATGGGAAGACTATAAACTTTTTAATTTGTAAGAGAATATTTAAACAGTAATTATAAAACAAAAGGAAGGACAAACGTTCACATGTGAGTAAAGCTGCGCAGCTACTATGGTGAACTAAAATTGAAAAATTATATTCCCCAAAAGGCAAGTTCGATTGAAGAGTTAATCAAAGATTGTCCCAAAAATCAAACTATTTTAGATAATCTTATTAGAGCATGGGCGATTATAAATAGTCCTAAATATAACAAAATTTTATGCAGCATCTCAGGTGGATCTGATAGCGATATCATGTTGGATATTATTTGGAGATGTGATAAAGACAACAAGGTTGATTACGTTTGGTTTGATACTGGACTTGAATATCAAGCAACAAAAGACCATTTGGAATATCTTGAGAGAAAATATAATATAAGATTTATTCGCAAAAAAGCAATTAAGCCTATTCCTATTGCTTGTAAAGAACATGGTAAACCATTCATTTCTAAAAATATTAGTGAATTTATACAAAGACTACAACGACATAATTTTCAATGGGAAGATGAATCTTTTGATGTATTAATAAAAAAATATCCTAAGTGTCAATCTGCTCTTGAATGGTGGTGCAATACTAAAGGGGAAAATTCTCAATTTAATATAAAGAATAAGAAATGGTTGAGAGAATTTATGATTAAAAATCCACCAGTATTTCAGATTTCAAACAAGTGTTGTGCTTACGCAAAAAAGAAAGTTGCGAATAAAATATTAAAAGAAAATAAATATGATTTGCATATCATAGGTGTGAGAAAATCTGAAGGTGGTGCTAGAGCAACAGCATACAAAAACTGTTTTGATGATACCGCTGGTGACTATGATAATTACAGACCAATTTTCTGGTACAGAGATCAAGATAAGATTGATTATGAAAATGCGTATGGAATTACACATAGTAAATGTTATACAGAATATGGTTTGAAAAGAACTGGATGTGCAGGATGTCCATTTGGAAGAGATTTTGAGAACGAATTAGAAGTAGTTCAAAAATATGAACCAAAACTTTACAAGGCTATTTGTAACATATTTAAGGTGTTACAACGCATTTTATTTGATGCCATAATTTGCAGAATTCGGAAAATTAAAACATCCCATTTTTAGCCTTGTTATAACGGTAATAATTTTTTCTATTACTGTTATAACAAGGATTCCAGGGGTTCGGGGATGGAAGATCCCCGTATTATTTCTGCACTATTTATTTTTCTGAAAATGGCATATTATAATGTGCTGATCAACATTTAAGGATTCTTATGAGTATACACGACAATACAAAGAGTTTATAGAAAATATGAAAGGTTAATGATTATGGTAATTGCAAGTAACATAATGAGATATATGGAAGAGAAACGTGTAACGGTTATAGATATTGTATTAAACACATCTTTTTCAAGGTATGACATTGAAAGAATATTATCAGGAGAATTAATGATTTGTCCATGTGGATTAAAAGAAATTGCAACAGTTCTTGGTGTAAGTAAAAAGGATTTAATGAAAGGTTAATTTTATATGAATAAAATACAACTTAAAAATGAAAGCAGTATTGAAATTATTCCATCTGAAGAATATAAACGTGGAACGATTAGAGGAAGGATATTAACTGATCGAGAATCAAAATATATGCAAGAATTGGAGATTGCAAAAGGATACATGAAAACAGGTGATGCTATTAAAAGGTTGGGATTATGAGCAATAAAAGCGTGACCGAATATTTTAACAAAATGCGAAGAGAAAGATATGAAGAGCAAAACTGCGAAAATAAAAATACTAAAAAGGAACGACTTATACAAGCGTTAGTAAAAAAAATAGGATCATCAAAGGATAAAGAAAAGAGAATCAGAAGAGTTGTAAACAAGTATTTATGATAGTGAAATTATTAAGAGGTGAAAATTATGAGTCAGTGGACACATGTGAATGCAAGTTTCCGATTAAATAGTATTGGCGAAATACCAGATGAAGAAATTATTGATATCTTTGGAAAACAAGTTGATTACAGAGGTATGAGCAATATTGAATATGATGAGAATTATGAGGTAAAAGACAAACATAAATATCTTCCAATGGGATCAGAAGGAACGTTGGAGATGAGCATATGGCATAATCCTGATAAATCATGTATGGCTTCAACAACTGTGTCAGTATTTGGCGATTTGAGAGATTATGGAAACTTTGATGAAATTGAGAAATGGTTTAATAAGTGCTGCGATAAATTTTTTGTAAGACAAGCAGTTTGTCAAGTTGAAGTCGAAGGAGTTGGAATAAAAGTGTTTCAGAATAAAGAAAGATGAAATTTAGGAGGTTAAATAATGATATGGTTGGGTTTAGGATTTGTTATTGGGGTGATTTTAATTATCCGAGTAATTTTTGACAAATACAATAGCTGGATAGAAAAAATTATAGTACCTATTTGTATCGCAATAATGTGTTTTATAATCAGTCATTTAATTTTGAGCTTGTCAAGTTGTATTATGGATGAATTTATAGAATTAGAATATAAAGTTGTTTCAGATAAAAAAATAGTTGCTTTAAAAGATAATCAAAATATATCTGGTAGTTTTTATATTACCGGAGGACGTGTAGATGAAAAATTATATTATTACTATTTTATAGAGACAGAATCTGGTATAAGACAAGAAAAAATCGATGCGGACAAAGTGTATATTAAATACACAAATGATGATCCACATATTGAAAGATACGAAAGTTTTTTTAAAAAGGATAATTTATATTTATGGGGAATCCCAATAGATAACTATAAATATATCATTTATTGTCCAAAAGGTACTGTAAAAAATGAGTTTGAAATTGACTTAGAATAAAATTTTAAATAAAAGAATAGTTTCATAAAAAAAAGAGGAAAATAAATGTATCAAAATTGTTGTAAAAAATGTGGCAGCACAGATTTATATACTGATCAAAAGGGTAACAATACGGGATTGTATTGTAGTGATTGTGGTGCATGGATTAAATGGTTATCAAAAGAAGAATTAAGAGCATTTGATCATAGCAAAGATATAGAGGAAGAGAATATAAAAGGTTTGTCCAATACAAGAATATATTATACTCCAAAGTTGAATTTGGATAAGGTGAAAACAGTTGATGACTGTAAGAAAATTTTAAAATTTTTATGCGATTTTTTAAAACCAATTGAAGAAGGAATAACTTATAAAGGATTCGATGAGGTGAAAGAATATTTTGACAGTTAAAGATCTGATTAAAAATAAAGATTACGATTACATCTCATATAGATTAAAGATTCCAAAAGATAAAGAAAAATATTACGGAAAATCCATATTCATCGGTTGCGCTGCGAGTAAGGATGGGAAACTGATTTCCATGGATGGAGACACCTATGAAGAAGATGATACAGTCTTGGAATATGAAGAGTGGAGTAAACCAGAAGAGAATATAAAGAGTGGATTAACTGTGGTGGTAGATTGAATAGCATATAAAACAAGCGAGGTGATAGTATGACCGATTATCAAAAACAGTTAGTAACTGACAATCATAATTTGATTTATAGATTTTTACAGAAAGAAAAATTAAATATGGAAGATTGGTATGATTTGGCTGCAATTGGAATGTGTAAAGCAGCGAAAACATTTAATGAAGGAACGTCCAAATTTTCTACATATGCATTCAAATGTATGTTTAATGAAGTGTATAGCGAAAAGAAAAAAGAGTTACGTCAGAGGACAATCCCCAAAAATGAGATTCTATATTATAACACAGAGTACGAGAATGAATCCGGGAACAAGGTAGAATTTATTGACAAAATGCAATCAGATCAAAATGTTGAGAACGATTGCATTCATAAAGTTGCTCTTCGAAATGCATTTAATAAAATGAAAGAAAAACATAAACCTATCATCTCATTATTTTTACAAGGATATAAACAAGTGGAAATAATGAAAATTGCTGGATGTTCTCAGCCACATGTTTCGAGAGTAATGAAGAAATTTGTAGATGAATATGCGAGATGTTGAAATATTTAATGAAGTTATAGGAGAAATATAACATGAGGAATTATACATTAACAGATGAGTACTTTCTGAATCGTGGATACAAAAAATACGACAAAACACAATTCCAGAGATCAGATATATATTTGTATAATTTTCAAAAAAGATTTGATGATGAAAAAGGCAAGAAATATTTTATTGACATTAACAAGTATAGCAATGAGTGGATGAGTGAATATGATAAGCAGCAGGATTGGTATAAACCATATTCATATACTTATAGTTGTCAATTGTATGAAAAAGAAACACATGCGCCTATAAATCTTGAATTCTTTTCAGATTGGAGTATTGAAAGAGTTGAATCGTTTGTAGAGCGACTATTTCAGAACGGAGAATTAGATTATTATGAAAAATGGGACGAATCTTAAAAAATGGAATCCGGTATTAAACAAAGTAATTGAGATTAAAAATGAATATAAAAAAGGTTTGGATATATTTCATATTATTACAAAGATGGTTATACAAGTGAATCACAAACATGTGTTGAAAGGTGGATTGAATATTTAAACGGTATTGAGCCTTTTAACCAGTATAAAGAATATGAAGATATATTTAGTTGTCTTGAAATGAATCAATACGACACATTTGTTTTAATAAGATATGCAAGATATAGTAATGTGTATGATGGTGAAGCAGAAGTATCGGGAGAGGATTTTTGGGATAGATATGATAGATTTTATAGAGAATGTAGAAGTATTGTAATTGATGTAAAAAATGAGTGTTTAGTACTAACGCCATTTCAGAAGTTCTTTAATATAAATGAATTAGAAGAAACGAGCTATGACAATGTTAAAGACAGAATCAATAAAGCAACATGCATAGAGTTTACAGACAAATTGGATGGATCAATGCAATCAGCAAGATGGTACGATAATAAAATTGTCATGTCTGGAAGTCAAGCAATTAATCCATTAAATTCATGGAGATTAGAAGATGGATATAGGATGATTAATTCATTACCTGGATATAAAGATATGTTAAAACACTGTCCTATGTGTACGTTCATATTTGAATATATTTCATTAAAAGACACACATGTAGTTAAATATAAAAAAGAACAAGAAGGATTATATCTTATTGGTATTAGAGATACAAGTACGGGTATAGAAATGCCATACAATATTGTTATTAATGTTGCTAAAGCATACCATATTCCAACAACAAAACTATTTGATAAAAAGTTAGATGAAATAATGTCTGAATTAGATGATAAAAAATCTGATGAAGCAGAGGGATTCGTTGTAAACATTGATGGTTTCAAAGTGAAGATAAAATATAACGATTATACATATATACACAAAGCTCTATCTAAATTATCTTCTATAAATCTAGTAATTCGCAGCATTGCTGATGATAAATATGATGATTTATTATCTAAACTTCCAATTGCATATCATAAAAATGTTAAAAAAGTTTCCAATATCGTATTCAATTATATTAAAGAAACAAGAAATAAAATAAGAGAATATTATAATGCAGCACCGAAAAATAGCAAAAAAGATTTCATGTTGTATGTGGATCGAAACGTACCTAAACAATATAAAGGATATTGTAGAGATATGTATTACGGAAAAGATTTTAATGTAATTAAATCTCACGAAGAAACCCAATGTCCACACTACAAAAAATTAAAAGATATGGGTGTTGAAAATTATAATGAATTATTTTTGGAGGATTTAGATGAATAAACCAAAACTTTTTATTATGATTGGCTTATCCGCAGCTGGTAAGTCAACTATTGCAAAAGAATTAGCAAAAGACTATGAAGCTGTTATTGTTTCATCAGATAGTATTAGAAAAGAAATCTGTGGTAATGTATCTGATCAGTCAAAGAACGAAGAAGTGTTTAAACTTTTTCATAAAAGGATTAGAAAATATCTACATGAAAAAAGAAACGTAATCGCTGATGCGACAAATATTACTATGAAATCACGCAGAGCAATTATTAATAATGTGAAGAAAATGGATATTGAGATTATTGCTTACATTGTTCCAAAGAAAATTGAAGATTGTATTAAAGACAACGTAGAAAGAGAATATATTGTACAAGAAGAAGTTATTTATAAGCAAATGAAAAGATTTCAAATTCCGTTTTTAGAAGAAGGATTTGATAAGATTATTGTTCACGATTTTAATTATGATTTACGTTATAAACTTTATCCATTAGAAATTATTGAAAAAATGACAGGATTTGATCAAAAAAATCCGCACCACAATATGTATTTAGAAGACCATTGTGATTTTACATATAACAAGTTTTCAGATTTGGCTCATCCTTATGATGTATATAAAAGCGGTTTTCTTCTTGGTGCAAAAATACATGATTTTGGTAAATTGTGCACGCAGACGATTGATGAAAATGGGATTGCTCATTATTTTGGACATGAAAATGTCGGATCGTATTGTGTTTTAACAACATTGTATAATCCATTTGAAGAATATAATACCGATGTTTTTTTGTTAGATTGTTGTTTTTTAATTAATTATCACATGATGCCTTTTAATTGGAACACGGAAAAAACTAAAAATAAATGGAAAAACATATTTGGCGAAGAAAAGTATAACATGTTATTAAAATTTCATGAGTGTGATAAAGCGAGGTGTGAATAATGAGAAAATTATCTGAAGAAAATTTCGATACAATTAGACAATATAACAAGAATTTGAGTGAATTATATTTGATGGTAGAAAATGGATGTCAATCAGATATTACTGTAGTCGATATGACAGAATGTATGGAGTGTATTTGTTCATTGATAAAAACAAATACAATGGCTAATACATCTACTGATATGCATAAACAAGATATTGAAATTTTACGCGAGATTATTTGTGATCAGGCAATTAAGATTCAGAAACAGAAGAAAGAAATGGAGCGATTTAAATATGAAGATTTGTACAGGAGCATGTAAAAAATGTAGCGAAAAACCGGAGCCAGAGTGCGGAGAGATTTGTAGAGAGATGGCTGAATTGCAACTTGATTTATTAAATGAGATTCTTCTTACAGAACTCACAGAAAAGCAGGCGGACTTAGTAAATAAATGGTGTCATTTATAAAAATAGGAAGGATGACTGATTATATGAAAATTGTATCGAATAAGAAAATGATGACAAATGTAATGAATATTAAATCAGGACATGTATTTTGCTTCAGAGAAACTTACTATATGAAACTTTCAGATATCGGAGAAAATTGTGCGGTGAATTTATTAGATGGACTTGTTTACAGTAACTCATTCTTTAAGTCGGATGTCTATGAAGTTTATGCAGAACTACATGTAAAAGATAATCCTAAAGATAATAATGTAATCGTGCAAGAATAATTTGAAAGACAGCTTTCATTAACAGATTACGAGTGGTCAGTAGAACATATTTGTAAGAATTTAGATATTTTTAAAACGATTCATGATTTGTCAGAAAGAGATATTGATTCTTATAGAGAATTTATCCTAGGTATGGACAATGTAGTAAATATCGAGACGAGAATTTACCAGGGACAGATCCAGTGGAAATACGAAGATAAGAAAAGATGGAATTATATTGAATTGTAAGGAAGAACAAATGAACAAGTCAAATGAATTAAATCTTGGTTTTATATTGCAGCAGAACGGAGGTGGATTTTAGTGATTATTGTATCGTGGATTTTTGTAGGTTTTCTTTCATGGCTGTTTTTGCTTCTTAGTACTTTAAGGAAAAGTGAATATAACAAAGAAGATTTAAAGGATTATTTTAATGTAAGAGATTTATCGTGTATATGTTTATGCGGATGGTTTTCACCTGTAATTATATTTGTAATTATATTACTTTGTTGCATAGCTGATAAATTTGAATCACGAAAGTGTAGTTTTCGTGGATGGTTATACGATATTCTTTATAAAATAGCGAATGTTGGAGTGAATCAAGAAGAGAATAAGAAAAAAGAGGACTAATTATGCTGGTGAGATCAGAGAAAACGTGTAGGACAGTTCAGGACGCAGTTGATTTTATTATGGATGAATGTAAAAACAAAGATATGCGCATTGACCGTCTTGTAAAAGAGAATAAAAGACTGACAGACGAATACGACAAAGATGAAGAAATTCAGAAGATGAATCAACAGTTAGATAATATGAGAGAAGATCTTCTGCGCGGATTTCCAATTACAGAGATTGAAAATGAGAGAATTAAGAAATGGAAGAATGAACACGAAGAAAAAGTTCATGGAATTACAAAATCTTCTAAAAAGATTAGGTATGGTGGAGCAATTGGCGGAAGCTATACATATCATTTTACGCCAACATCAATTGGAGTGTTTGGGACGGTTGAGTGTAGCTGCGGAGTGCGATTTGATTTTTCGGAATTGTGATTAAATAAAATGAAATAAATTTAATATGTGTATAGCTTTATTATTTTTTGACTAATTTTTGTTATAGATATTATAAAACATATAGAAAAGGAGAAATAGGAATGAAGGAAGATTTTTATAAAGCAAATAAGGCTTATGATCTATGTAAGGAGATGTTCAGTGGAATTGGATTAGAAATTTCTAAATCATCTGTATACGAAGATAATAATAACATTGAAATTTCCAGTTACGAAATTTTAGCAAGAAATAAAGTAATCCGAATCTTTTTTAGTGATGGTACACAGGAGAAAGTCACTTGTGACGATAAAGATAAATTTGATTTACAGAGAGGTTTATTTGTCGCTTTATCAAAAAAAATGTATAAAGACAAATATACATTAGAAGGAATTGAGCATATGGCAACAGAACTTTCTTATCAGAAAAAATATGTAAAGATGGTCAACAAGGCAATTAAAGATCATAATAAAAAACTTATTGAAGAAGAGAATAAGAAACACGAAGAAATATTGCAAAAGAAATTAGCTTATGAGAGAAAAGTAAAACGCGATAAGAAAAAGCGTGAGAGGATGATTAACATTCAAAAAGAAGCGTATGTACGCGCCATGAAAGAGATTGGTGATTTACATAAAGAAAGAGGAGAAAAAGGAGAATAGAAAATGTGGGTAGTATTTTTACTTGCAGCAATGGGATTTGCGGTTGCTACCTTGTTGGTAATTTACATCGGAAATAAAGTTGTGAATGCAATGAAAAAAGATGATGCAAAATTGGACAAGGATATCAATAAAGAAAACACAAACGAAAAGGAGAATGTAGCACATGAGTAAAAAGGGATTAGTATTGGGAGTTGTTATAGCTGTAGCAGTTGTAGGAGGAGTGTTTACTGTTAAATCTGTAGAGAGAATTGGAACCGGTAAATTAGGAGTGCAGTATTCAGTAAATGGGATTAAAGAAGAGACATTGTCCGAGGGGTGGCATTTTATTAATCCATTCTTAAAGATTAAGGAATTTTCCATTGGGAATGAACAGCTTGTACTTGAAAAGGGCAAAGAAGATAATTCAATTAAGGTTGCTACTTCAGATGATGCAAGTATTTCAGTAAGTTTTCAGATGTCGTATCGGTATAAACCAGAAGAAGTAGTTTCTACATATAAGAAGTTCCGCGGTATGGACGGAGAAGACATCGTTGATCAGAGAGTGAAATCCGTACTCAAATCGAAAATTTCAGAAGTGACATCTGGATATTCCATGATGGACGTATATTCAGGAAGTCGTACTGAAATTAACAATAAAATTACAGAATATTTAAATGAAGTATTTGGCAAAGAATATGGAATTGAAGTGCTTGACGCGTCCATTATTGATGTTCATCCGGATGACAAATTAAAGGAATCTATCGATGCTAGAGTTAAAGCGCTTCAGGAGAAACAGCAAGCAGAGGCGGAGCAGGAGAAGGTAAAAGTTCAGAAAGAGACTGAAAAAATTCAGGCAGAAGCAGATGCTCAGATTGAAATTACAAAGGCGAAAGCTGAAGCGGAGGCTAACAGATTAAAATCAGAATCGATTACAGACGAACTGATCAGAATGAAAGAAGCAGAAGCTCATATGGAACATGGATTTGTAACAGTCAATGGAGCGAATACTGTTGTAACGGACAAATAAGAGAATAATATATTAGCTGCATATGGTGTCACAGCTATATGCAGTATTCCAAAATGGCAAGTAAAAGGAGAATGAGATTTGAAATCTATTTATGAAGTGAGCAAAAGATTGGTAATAAATGAAGAAATGTTTGTTTACATATCTGATGGTGATTTGAGATACAGATACATAGAGGACAAAGGTGATATGTACGATACGAAAGAAGTTGTTGATGTTGATTCTATTAGAAAAATGATAATTGATGAAATTATCCCTTGGTCAAAAATAAAAAAATCTCTTATAAAAAAGGAAGAAGTATTTAGTTTTTGGGACGAGTTTGTCGTTAAGATAAAAAGTAAAAAAATACAAAATGCATATATACACACCCTTTTTAGTAAAAGGAATAAAACGTTTACATTTGAAGATGCAAAAAAGAAATTGCCATTAGATGAGTTTGTTGAGTATTTAAGGGAGCAGGATCAAAAGATTTTTTAAATGAAACTTTCGTTTCGTAGGAGGTGAATAATATGTCAGTACCATCAGGGTTAGATTTTAGTAATGTAAGACATGTAAGAGTTTGGCATGAACAGTTTGAAGCTATTAAAAATAAAGGTGAATTCTTAATTGTAGAAGATAAGACTAATGGCAAATGTGTATCGTTTACAAGAGATCATGATGAGGAATGCAAACCGAGTGAATCATATTTAGAATTAAAAAAATTATTAGAAGATACAAGAGAAATTGTAAAAAAGCTAGAAAAGAAAAAGGAGAATACGATTATGAGTAGTGAAAAGTTTATTAGTTTGTGTAAGGAAAACGTAGTGAAGTATTTCAACGAAAATTCAGATAAAACAGATAATATGTCTATTACACAGGAAGATGTATATGTTGTTTGGTACTGCAAGACGCTGCAGAACCATAAAGCATTGTTAAGTACAAATATTTCTGATGGCATGTATTATGAGCTTACATATAACGGGGATAAAAATGAATTATACCTGGATGCTTATAAGAAATGGCAGAATGTAAAAATTGATTTGAATGAAGAGGAGTTTAAGTATGGAGAATAATATTACCGTAAATATGGAGAATCTTTCAGAGGAAGAAAGAAAACAGTTGATGAAGCTGATTCAAAAATCTAACGGGTCAAAATGGAAGGTGTGTAAGCCTAAAAACAATGAAAAGTATTTTTTCATATCTGGATGTGGTGTAATTAATAGCTTTAGGTGGATTAATGATTCTACAGATAATGGTTGTTATGGAATTGGTAATTGTTTTAAAACAGAAGAAGAAGCGGAGTTTGCTTTAGAAAAAGCAAAAGTAGAAACAGAGCTTCGACGATTCGCAGAAGAGAATAATGAATACGAAATTGATTGGACAGATGAGGATCAAGAAAAATGGTGTATGTACTATTCTTATATGGATGGAGACGTATATTTTACAGATGCATATTGTCACAAGAGGAATGATATTTATTTTTCATCCAAAAAGATCGGGGCACAAGCGGTTGACTCTATTGGGAAGGAACGCTTAAAGAAATATTATTTTGAAGTTGAGGATTGATTATGTGGGTTAGCAAGATGGAATATGATGCATTACTTCAAACAGTAGAAGATACAAATAAATTAGTTAGAGAAATTTATAGTGATATTTGGTACTATACTCATCTTTACGAAGATTTAAAAGAGCAGTTTGATGAAATTAACAGACATTTTAAATATGGAAACGAAAAAGGTATAGTTGTTGTTAATCCAAAAGGAGATCATTTTGTAGATACTGACAAAGGAAGAAAATGCGTTCATGATTGTTTTTATATCTATAAGAATGGTAGAGAATATAAAGTAAAAGGCGTTCTTTTGGGTGGAAAAGATAATGATCCAGGAGCTATTTTTGAAGCCGAACAGGATATAGACGATGTGGATATTATTAGGCTGAAAGAAACTTATATGGATAAGCATAGAGAGAAGCATGTTAATAAATATGTAATTAACTTAAGAAACTGCAATTGTGTAAAGATTTAAAACAGGGGATGCTATGAAAAAGAATTTTAAAATTACAGGTTTTCCTGCCTTTGTATTTTTATGTATTTGGTTTTTTATTCAATGTTTATTTATGTGTGGAGTCGTAAAATTATTAACGTTAATTTTACATATTGATTTTAATCTGGAATTAACGGTTACGACATTTGTAGTATGTAAAACTTTTCAGATTATTGGATATTTTTGTGGTGTTAGATGGAAATAAAAAAATGAAAGAGGTGTCGAAAGAATTGTGGATTAGCAGAAAAAGATTTAAAGAGTTGGAAGAAAAGTGTAATAAACTAGAAAAAATGAAAGAAGATATAGATCGTGTAAAAAGAATTATGAAGTATGCGAAGAGTAGTGAATTAACTTATGTAGATCAAAAGTGTTATGTATATGTCTACGATACTTTTTGTAGCAAAAATCCATATTATGTTTATTTAAATAATAATGAATATGAAATTTCAGTACCATGTGGACAGAAAATATATGATGTTCAAAAAACTAAAAGTGACAATACAATTATTGTTATGTGTATACAAAACACGACAGATAATGATCCGGTTTATTATAATTATCTTGTCGATTTAAAATCAGATAATAAAGTATGCATTACATTAGACGAAGTAAATAGATTGAAAATTTAGTTTCATTAAGGAGTGAATTAAATATGGTAGAATTTGATATTAATTATGAAGAATTAGAAGAAATGTCTTTGGAAGAAGCGCAGAAAATTGTGAAAGAATTTGACGAGTGTAATTTAGAAGATTCTGGAGCGGTTTTAAATAGTAAAAAATACAAAACAGAATTATTAGAAGACGAAAATTGGGATGACCAAGGGAAATATCAATACAAATATCAGACAGGTATTTTGTGTGAGTGCGATGGCAACTGGAATACTGTTAAGAAATTTGATATTGCATTAACTCTGTGTATTATTCGTTCAGGATCATATTTTAGCGATTATTATTATGAGTATGAAAAACCGGAAGTACATAAAATCGTAAAGAAGGTTATTCCTGAACAGATTATCCCGGAGAGAACAGTAGTTACGATTGATGAGGAGAATGAATAATGGGAGTAGAATTTTATACATGTGATAATTGCGGATCAACATTTCCAGATTGTGGAGAATACGTATCATGTGAAACTTGTTGGACAAAATGGTGTTGTGATGAATGCGCTGAAGAAGATGGTTATGTGAGAGAGCATTGTAAATTGCATCCAGATTTAGATGATTACGACCTTATGTATGAATATAGAAAAAAACATTGTAAATACGACAGTTGTACAGACTGTGAGCATTATGTACCGGATAGCTGCAAGTATTGTAGAAAAGAAGATTATACTGACAATGTGTTACTGGATTATTGTATGGAACTGCTCGGTGTTACAAGAGATCAGCTAGTTGAAAAATATAATAATAGGTAAAGAGTATGAATCTAAAACAAATTAAAGAAACAGTAAAACGACAAGAATACAATTTCTTAAAAGAGAATAAGCACTTAGGCAATAATATTATTTTGCTTACGCTTGGTGGCAGTCACGCATACGGAATGGACAAAGAGGATAGTGATATTGATTTAAGAGGAGTTTCTCTAAATAGTAAAGGAGAAATTCTTCTTGGGAAAGACTTTGAACAAGTTGTGGAAACAAATACAGATACGACAGTTTATTCATTTAATAAAATTTTACAGTTACTAAAATCAAACAATCCTAACACTATCGAAATTTTAGGATGCAAACCCGAACATTATTTATATCTGTCTGATGTTGGTAGAGAGTTATTAAATAATAGAAAAATGTTTTTATCTAAGATTTGTATTAATTCTTTTGCCGGATACGCTTCAAGTCAATTAAGGCGTATGGAGAACAAAGCTGCTAGATTAGTTGGACAGACACAAAACGAAGAGTACATTTTAAAATCAATCAATAATGCAAGCTATGATTTTAAAAACCGTTACTTCCCAATGAATGATAGTTCAGTCAAACTATATACAGATAAAGCAGTACAGGAAGGTTATGATACTGAAATTTTTATGGACATTGATTTAAAGCATTATCCACTAAGAGATTGGACTGGAATGTGGAATGAGATGAAAGCTATTGTAAGCAGCTATAACAAAATCGGTAGACGAAACGAAAAAGCAATGAACAAGGACAAACTTGGAAAGCATATGGCTCATTTGATCAGATTATACATGATGTGCATTGATATTCTTGAAAAAGAAGAAATTATTACTTATCGAGAAAACGAACATGATCTACTTATGAGCATACGAAACGGAGAATACTTAGATAGTAACAGGCAACCAACTTCTGAATTTTATGATTTGTTAAATGAATATGAAAAACGATTCGATTATGCTAAAGAGAATACTTCACTGCCAGATGTGCCGTATTACAAGAGAATTGAAGAGTTTAAAATGTATGTAAATGAAAGAATTGTGAAAGGAGATATTTAATGGAAATTTCTGAAAAACTGAAAGAACGTTTCTGTAAAGATTGTAATATTCCATTGAAACTATTTAAGGAGTCGTATTTTACAGACAGACTTCAATTATATGATAACTATTACAATACATTGGATAAGTGGAATACTTTTACAAGAGAATTAGAAAAGTATAAATGCGAGCAGGATTATTTTGAAGAATATAACCGCGTGAAAGATGCTGCAATTAGTGATATTAAAGATTCTGATGGTTACAAGAGTTTTAATGAAGAAGATATGAATAAATATTCTGTAAAACATTCAAATCTCCCAAGTAAGGACATTTTTAAACCTTCAAATGACGGCAAGCCATTCATTAGTATCGATATGAAAAAAGCAAATTTTTCAGCATTAAAACATTATGATAGAAGCATTTTTAGAAATGCAGATACATGGGAAGAGTTTATTGGAAGGTACACAGAGAATAAACATATTATCAATAGCAAATACATCAGACAAGTTATTTTAGGAAACTGTAATCCCAAAAGGCATATTGCTTATGAGAAATATTTAATGGACGGTATCTTAGATTATATACAAAAGTTTTTTCTCCCTGTTTCCAAATGTGTTTTCTTTTCAAATGACGAAATTATTTTTGATATAAGTGATGTACATAAAAGTACTATCAAATTTTTAAAGTCATCTCTATTGAAAGAAAGTATAGTTCCAGTTAAAAGCGAAGTGTTTTTTCTTTGTAAAATTAACGGGACAAAAGGATATTACAAAGAAGTTGAAGACCACATAGTTAAATTTAAGTGTTTAAATGATTATGAACTTCCATTTGTGCTTAGAAAATTTCAGAATCAAGAAATTACCGAAAACGATAAAGTATTTTATCATGAAGGGCTACTATCAAAATTTATTGAAGTACCGAAAATTGAAATTTATAGGTAAAAATATATGACAAATGCGGATTTTATAAAAGAACAATTAGCAAGATTAAGTGACAGAGAAATTGCAGAAATTGTGTATCGATATTATGGGATTAAGACATCTGGAATAGAATATCCAAAAATACTTAAAGCAGCAAGAGCAGCATTTAGTAAATGGGCTAATAGCGTTGGCAATAAATCAAATTATGTAAAAGATGATGGTTCAATTCCTTCTATTTGGGCATGGGAAAGATGGCATATGCCAAATGGGAACTGGGAGAATAAAGGAAGGACAACAGAGGTGTCTTTACAAGTTTGGCTGACGATGCAATATAACGAGGAGGATTGGAAGGATGATTAAATTATTCACACATAATGATCTTGATGGAATTGGTTGTACAGTTCTGGCACGATTAACATTCAGTGAAAATGTAGACATTACATATTGTGACTATGATGAAGTAGATACACTTGTAAGAGAATATATCACCAAAATGGACAAAGGTCATGATACATGTTTTATTACAGACATTAGTATTAAGGATGATTTGGCTTCTGTGATTGACAGGGAATATAAAAATAATTTTAAATTATTTGACCATCACAAAACAGCATTAGAACTCAATAAATATGATTGGTGTACTGTTAAAACAGAGAATAATGATACAGGACTTATGACAAGCGGTATAGAATTATTTAGTAAATACCTAATTGACCATAAATATTTAGATATGGATGTAAGCGATTTTGTAAGAATTGTAACAGATTACGACACATGGAGATGGTCAACACTTGGCAAAGAAGGACAAGTTTCAAAAGATATAAATGACCTGATGTATTTATATGGAAGAGAAAGATTTGAAACATGGTGTATTAGAAGTATTGAATCTGGCAGATTTCCTCGTTTTGATGAAGAATCAAGCTTGATGTTGACTTTTAATAAAAATGAAATTGAGAAGTACATCAAAGAAAAAGATAAAACAATTATTGTTAGCTGTAACAGAGAATATAAGTATGGAATTGTTTTTGCAGATAAATACATCAGCGAGCTAGGAAATGAACTATGTAAATTAAATAGAGAACTCGATTATATTGCAATTGTAAATATGAGTACACAATCAGTTTCGTACAGGACAATAAGAGATGATATTGGTATGGGTATGATTGCTAAAAAATATGGTGGAGGTGGTCATCCTAAAGCAGCAGGGTCTAAATTTGATGCTTATAAAGTTACAAAATTTCTTGATGGATTATTAGATTAGAGGAGAATAAGATATATGACGATATTAAATATTATTATGTGTCATTTGATCGGTGACTACGTTTTACAATGTGATTTTATTGCAAAGACAAAAGGTCAGAACTGGTATCACTTGTTTGTACACTGTCTTCTGTATTGTGTCCCATTTTATATTGTGTTTGGATTTACATGGCAGCTACCAATTGTTTTTATTGTTCATGTAGTAACAGATGCATTAAAAGCAAGATGGAATAAAATAACTTATACTCAGGATCAAATTATACATTATGTGATTGCACTTATTTACTTGGTTTGTTGATAGTAAAAAAATGAAAGAAGCATTATTTCATAAGGAGAATAAGATGAAATTAACAAGAAAAGAAACAGTTTCATGGCACAGAAAAATGTGGAATTGGATTGCTGACAGGATTGAAGAAGAAAAAGAATATCAACATATTAACGTTTTAAAAAAAGAATATTGTGAAGGAAAAGGGTTTTATTATGTAACAAGTAATTGTTTTTGTTGTGAATATACAAAATACATTTGTGATTATTGTCCTATTGAGTGGAAAAGTGAGGTTGAAGATTTTATGTGTATGCAAAAATATGAAGAAGATGATGACGAAGGATTATATGCATTATGTTGTAATGAACTAGATTGGGAAGAACAGGCAAAATTAGCAAGACAAATTGCAAATTTACCAGAAAGACAGGATTTGTAATATGGATAGGCTTACATATAAAACAGAACTAGGTATTTGATTGTGGAGAATAAGAAATGGGAAATGAGTTAATAAAAAAAGAAGATGTATTGAATCTTTTGTATGGCTTCAAAGATGACGATGAGGCTCCTAAAAATTATGGAACATTGTTAGACATCATCCGTTTTGTTAGAGTCATGCCTGGGATTACAACAGAACATATACATGAATTGGAATCTCGTGATACAGCGAAGAAACCAAGTATCGAGGGAGACGGGTATGCCCCAGATGGAACATTTATATGGGACATATGGATCTGTCCAAACTGTAATGAACATTATGAAATTGATTATGATGAATATGATTTTTGTCCGAAGTGTGGACAAAGAATTGACAAGAGTGAATTAGAATAAAATGGCGAATAAGATGTGCAATAATATAAAAATTCAAAAATTTGTATTTCACGAACCCGCATGGTTGCTACGTTTGTTGGGGGGTGAAAATCGAATGAAACTGGAATTTCATACAAACAAAAACGAGATTAAGGTTATATCTCATCCGAAAAACAAGAAAGAGCTTTGGAGAGATATGCATAAAGTATTAGATGACAGAGGATTCAAGACATATTACCAAAGATTATATCTTAAGAATGATAAGCTAAAAATAGATTTTGGATCACACACAGAATTCTTCTATGTAACTGATTTGACAGTTGCAGATCTAAGAGAATTATCAATTGAGTAAGATAATTCACATATAAAATTGCAAACTATAAATGAGCAAATCCAAAATATTGCACAAAATAAGGACACCCTCTGATGAATAATGTATAATTGAAGTATCAACAAACAACATACTCACTCAAACAAGGGGGTGTCCATTGCAAACAGTATACATCATTCCAACCATATTTACAATTACTTTAAGACATTAAATCTCGGATTATTTTTATCTGATGTGTATCTGAACCATTTGATGGCCATTATCCTTTCCGTTTTTCTCCGGGGATACCGCGGGAAAACTGTGGATTTCCAAGAAGTAAGCCATTGTCACAGGACTACCACGGCTTATTTTCTGAATCATGGCAAATGGGATGACATTGCTTTACAGGATACCCTCAAAAGGAGCATCCTCCATATTATTTACAGGGAAGCTCAGCGTTCCGGACAGCCTGTTTACTGTATTGTGGATGATACCATTGCTTCACATACCCGGCCTTCGTCACAGGCTCTACATCCAATCGAAGCAGCGTATTTTCACCAATCACATTTAAAAGGCCGTCAGGATTACGGGCATCAGGTTGTTTCTGTCATGCTTTCCTGCAATGGGATTACCCTGAATTATGCAGTCATACTGTACGATAAATCAAAATCCAAGATTCAGATCGTAAAAGAGATTGCAGAAGAGCTTCCCATTGCACCGGTAGTTTCCTATTTTCTTTGTGACAGCTGGTATACTTCTTCAAAGGTAATGGACAGCTTTATACGGAAAGGTTTTTATACGATAGGTGCGTTAAAGACCAACCGTATTCTCTATCCATGGGGAATCCGTCAGAAAGCCAGTTTGTTTGCCCTTCATTTGCGGAAAACAGATCCGGGAGTCAGCCTCGTGACCGTTGGCGGCCGTCAATTCTATGTGTACCGCTATGAAGGGGAGCTAAATGGCATTCCCAATGCAGCTGTTATCATCAGCTATCCGAAGGATGCGTTTGGGAATCCCAAAGCACTGCGGTTATTTCTCTCTACGGATGTCAGTCTGTCAACTCTGGAGATACTGGAGACTTATATCAAACGGTGGCCGATCGAATTATTTTTCCGTCAAAGCAAAAGTAAACTGGCACTGGATAAATATCAGCTCCGCTCCCGTCAGGGAATCCAAAGATATTGGTTGATTATGTCGCTGGTTCATTTTTTGTGTTGCATGCATTCTGGAAGCAATTGTGCTTTTGAAGAAGGTTATGCTTTTTTACAGAAACAGCTAAAGCAGGAACAGCTCACAAATCTGTACCGGTTTATCAAAAGTGGTGCTTCAATTGAAGCTGTTATGGAGTTAGCAGGATAACTTTGTGCAAAATTTGATATTTGCTCATTTATAGTTGCAAATCAATAGTTTCTATAAATCACAATTATAGAATTGAATATTTTAAAAATTTGTCGTGAAAGAGCGACAGTTTCTTAAATGCACCCATTTTCGGGGTTTACATAGAAATTTACATATTAGTAACTCTATGTTCCGGCTGCTACGCGGTCGTTCACATATAAAAAATATACATTTAGAAGGAGATTGAATTTATGGCAAGAAAAGAAAAGGCAGTATTAGAGAAAAAAGGATGGGCAAATTCATTTGTGTTAGTTGGAGAGGCAAAGATTAATGCTGATTATACATACAAATTGGACGAGCGTTCCGAGAAATCTGATTGGGTTTATAACTCCTTAAATCTTGGAGTTGATTGTGGTGATGTGTGTGGAACAGTTTATGCAGAACTCATGGGTGGATATGGTGCAGAACGTGACAATGTTGTTTATGTGCATGGAAAAGACGAAGACGGAAAAGACGATTTCGAAAACAGATTCACAATTGATTGGGATGATAGATTTGATGAAAAAATTCTGGAATCTGTAGGTGATTTATGCTTCATGACTGTTGGTCTTGAAAAAGATAAAAATGGAAAAGTATTTTATAAGAAATTCTTAACACCATATGACATGATTGCTTATATCAATGAAAACCTTGAGGATGGAATGGTTGTTAATGTAAAAGGACAGCTTAAATATTCTTCATACGAAGGAAATGTAAAAGTAAGAAAAGAGATTTCTAGTCTTGTGCTTTCCAAAGCAGATGACAGAAGTAAGTATCATGCCAACTTCACACAGACAATGTTGCTTACAAGGGATAGCGTTGGAAAGCCGGACAAATCAACAGGAATTTTACCTATCTATGCAAAGATTCTCGATTATGTAAAAGAGTACAAAGGTAAAGAAGTTAGATGCAATATCCCATATGACAAAGCATTTGAGTATGAACTTGACCTAACTAAACCAGAAATTTCACAGAAAGTAATTGAAAAACTTTTCAAGGTAAAAAGAGGAGTTACAGAGATTACATTTGAAGGAGATCTGATTGAGGGCGGCGCAGTTGTAACAGCAACAGAAGATGACATTCCTGATGATGTTAAAACCCTTATTGAGATTGGAGTATTTACATTAGAAGAAGCTCTTCAGAAATGTACAGTGAATTCAGGAAAAGAAAAGAGAATGGTTATTAGAAAACCATTGATTAAAAATGTTGAAGGGAAAGACGGGGCAAAAACACCAGTGCTTCAGAAGTTTGAACAGAAATATGATGAAGATGATTTAACTCTTGATTTTATGTATGAAGAAGAATCAGAAGATGCAGTTGAAGATACTCATGGAGAAGATGAGACAAATGAGGAGGCAACAAATCCAAACGATATGTCTTGGCTTGATGCACTTGGTTAAAATACACAACTTAAGATAAACACAAATAAGAAACTATAAATATGAATTGCAAACAAGTCTATGCAGTACATAACTGCATAGACAGAAAATAATACAAAACACAATACATTTAATTTTGGAGGACAACAACTTATGGCAAGAAGATTTGGAAAGAAAAATGAAGTAAAAATTGATCCGCTTAAATATAACATTTGTTTATTAGGGGAACCTAAAATTGGAAAGACAACACTTATTAAAGAAGTATGTGAAAAGTTAGCAGGAGAAGAAGGATACATTTTTCTTGAGATGAATGGAGAAGCCGGTGCAGATGCAATCGAAGGAATTGTGTATGAAGATTGTGATGAATGGGCAGATGTAGAAGATATCGTAGAAGATATTATTGATAATAAAACGACAGATTATGCAGATTTAAGAGCAATTGTGGTGGATACATACGATGGTTGGATTAAGTTGGCAGAGCAGGAAGCGATTAGATTGTGGAACAAAGACCACATGGATAAAAAGGCAGATACAATTGATGGAGCATGGAATGGATTCCAGAAAGGTCAGGCAAAAGCATTTGAGCTTATGTTCAATATCATTAAAGATTTAAGAAAAGTTGGTGTAGCAACAATTGTTATTGGACATGTAAAGAACAAAGAAGTAACAGATATTGCAACAGGAACAACTTATCAGACATTAACATCAGATGTTGAAAAGGTTTATTTCAATCTACTGAAAAAGAAAATGCATTTCCTTGGACTTGGGTACTATGACAGAACAATTGTTACAGAAAAAACCGGAAAGAAAAACATTGTAACAAAAAAAGATATCACTGTAAATAAAATTGTTGATCAGCATAGAAAAATCAAGTTTAGAGATGACAATATGGCGTTAGACAGCGGATCCCGTTTTGCAGATATTGTTGATGAGGTTGCATTTGATACAGATGAATTTATCCAGGCGATTACAGATGCAATTAAAGCAGAACAGGCTAAATCTGGGAAAACATTTGAACAGTCTGAAAAAGAACAGGCAGAAAAAGAAGCAGAAGAGATGAAAGAGCTTGCGAAAAAAGAGGCTGAGAAAAAGGAAGAGAAAAAAATCGAATCTGTAATCGAACAGATTAAAGATTTTATTAAAGATAACAAAGGAAATATGGAAGCAATCAAGCCTCTTCTTGAGTTTTCAAAAGAACACGGATATACAAATCCAACTTTGATTGATGATTTAGCAATTGCTGAACAGGCGTTAAAAATTGTTGCTTAAGGTGGTGATGTAATGAGAGTAAAGCCTGAACCGATAAAGATGACAGAAGTTGAGAAAAAAGAGTGGAGTGAATTGTATAACTATGTAAAAAAGGAGATCTTATTTTACGACGATAATCAAAACATTCCACAAAACATTTGCAGAAAATTAAAAGGGATAAGAACGGGAAAGTTTATCGAAAATAGACTTATTGAAAATCAGGCTGAGTATCCATACAAAATCATTTTATACACATTCCAGATATGCAGACCAAGAATATTGGCTGCATTATCTGGAAAAACATTTGAGTCAGAAATGCAAAAGGTTAATTACATTTGTGCAATTGTAAAAAACAATATTAATGACGTTTATGAGATGGTTAAAAGAAAAGAACGCAATGATGAAAAAGTCGAAAATATGGATACTGAAATTCTGACACATAAAGCAGCTCATTACCAAACAAAGACCAAAGAATTGAAGAACGACAAATTGAAAAATTTATGGTAAGGAGCGTAGTAACAAATGGCAACAAAAACAAACGCAAAAAAATTAACACCATTTGAAAAGGAATTAATTGAAACTATCAAACAAGTAAACAAATATAAAGAAGCTGATGAGGCAAATATTGTTGCGATTTTATACAAAAATTCAGATTTGATTTATGAGACAAATTTGCATTTAGAAGAGTTTGGCAATAATGTTTGGAGAGTTTACTGGACAATTGCGGATGACATTATAAAGGTAGAAAAGAAAAAAACATTAGATGAAATTACTGTTGGTTTGTATCTTGAAAAGCATCCAAAGTTAAGAGAAAAATATGATGAGTATGGTGGATATGAAACTATCGAAGCGGCAGGAGGATATGTAAAATCAGAAAATCTTTACGGATATATTGACGAACTTCGTAAATGGAATAGCGTAATTAAATTGGCAAAGATGCGTTGTGCAGTTAATGACAGATTAAGTGATTATTGCGATATGACCGCAGAGGAAATTTACAATGAGTGGGAAGCACAGCTCAACGATATTTTTTCAAACATTGATTACGATGTAAAAAGCTACGACATTTGTGACGGAATATACGAGTTGATTGAGAAATTGGACGAGGGGTATGCAGTCGGTCTTCCATATAACAATATGGATATTATTACGAAAGAAACCGGTGGTCAATATCTGGGGAGTATTACTTTGGTTGGCGGTTTGAGTAATGTCGGCAAATCAACGTTTGCAAGAAATGCAGTTATCCCAACAGCCATAAAAGAAAAAGAAAGAATTGTAATCATTGTTAATGAGGACGGTTTAGGAAAGTGGCAGAGGGAGCTTCTTGTATTTGTAGCAAATAACATCATTAAAGATGATCTACAGAAGCATGTTGTAAGAGATGGACATTTTGAAAAAGGAACAAAAGAAATTCTATACAAGGCAGCAGATTGGCTAAAAGAGCAAACAGACAATCATATCATTACAATTCTTCCATTCCAACAATATAAAACAGAAAATGCGATAAAAACAATAAAGAAATACTCAAGTATGGGAGTTAAGTATTTTCTTTTGGATACATTTAAACTTGACGCAGGTAATGTAAGTGAAAAATCATGGCTTGAAATGCAACAGAACATGGTAAAGATTAATGATGTTATTAAGCCAGAGGCGAAAAACCTTCATATTTTAATTACATTTCAGCTGGCAAAGGGTAGTGTGAAGCAAAGGTATTATACACAGGATAATATCGGGATGTCTAAAAATATCATTGATGTTGCATCAACATGTATCATGATTCGTGATTTATACGACGATGAATATACAGGGGAAAAGAGAGAATTAAGAGTATATAAATTAGAAGGTAAAAATGGAAAGACGAAAATTCCAGTAAAACTTGATAAGGACAAACATTATCAGATTCTATTTATTATTAAGAATCGTGAAGGTTCAGCAAATAGATATCAGGTAGTAATCGAGCATGATATGTCCAGAAATATTATCAAAGAGGTTGGAATAACAAATGTTCCAGTAGACTTTTAGGAAGGCGGTAAACAGTGTTGTGACGATTAGCGAATTAAAAACTTACATATATAAAGAAAATAAGATTGAGTTTGTGTTACAAGAGATAGGTTGTCACCACATTGTTTACCATCAAAACAAAGAATATTATTCGTGCGGAAATATAGATGGCGACAACAAATCATGTGTGACTGTAAAAAATAACGAATATTTAAATGTCACAGATTATACAAGGGAAACATTTTTTGATGATAAATCAGACATAATCACACTCGTTCAATACAATTTATATGCCAAACATAAGAAGCATACGACATGGGAAGCTGTAAAAAATTTACACAAGATTTTAGATCTTGAACTTTCATTCAAAAGGAAAGAAAAGAAAAAAGAAAAAATAGACCCATTACAGATATTTAAAAAGGTTAAAACAAGGCGAAAAAAGGTTAATGTACTTGATTTTGAAGTGCGTGATGAGAAAGAGCTTGATACATTTGTTCCTTATATACATATAGACTGGTATAAAGAAGGTGTCATGCCGTGGACGGTCAAAAAATTTAGTCTTGGATACAGCTATAAATACAAGAGAAATGTAATTCCATTACGGTATTGGCTTACCGGCGAGTTAATGGGATACAACATGAGGACAACGGTTGAAAATTATGATCTATTCGATATCAAAAAATATTACATTACTCCAGGATATCCAAAGCAAATCAACTTATATGGTTTATATGAAAATAGAGAGTCGATTGAAAAATCAAATTATGTCGTGGTTGTAGAAAGTGAAAAATCTGTATTAAAAAGAGACAGTCTTTGTGATTCGACATGCGTTGCTGTTTCTGGACATGAAATATCAGATGAACAGGCAAGGATATTAATCGGTTTAAATAAGGAAATAATTATCTGTTTTGATAAGGATATTGATATTAATCATGTAAGACATTGCTGCGAGAAATTCTATCATATTAGAAAAGTGAGCTATATGTACGACAGATGGGGAATCATAGGTGATAAAGATTCGCCGGCAGATGCGCGAAATCAGATATATGAGTTCATGGTGAAATACAGGACTGTATATGACGATCATGAACACAAAGAATATTTAAAATCGTTACGAAAGTAGGTGTTTATCATAGGAAGAAAAACAAGAGAAGAATTGAAAGAGATTATGTCTTATTACAAAACTGATCGATTATGGAGTTGGTCTAAATTCAATGCATACCATACATCTCCATATGAGTACTATCTTAAATATATTAAGCATGTTCCAGAAGACAGAGATGATTGTATTTATGTGGTAACTGGTGGAATGTCACATGATATTATGGAAAACTTGTATTTAGGACATATTAAATATGAAGAAATGGATGAAAAATTTGAAGATTCTTGGTTAACCGCAGAAGTGGCGGATCTAAAATTTGACAGAAATGACGAAAAGAAAAATGAAAGTGTCAAACAAAAATATTATGAATGTCTAAAGCATTTCTTTAATCATCACAAAATGTTTAAACAGCATATGGAAATCGAAAGATTTGTTACTGCAAAAATTGGGAACAACGTATTCCAGGGATATATTGATGCTGTTTATAAGGATGATGACGGTAATTATCATATCTTAGATTGGAAAACAAGTTCCATTTACAAAGGTAAAAAAGCAGAAAACGAATGCGGACAGTTAATAGTGTATGCAATTGCTCTGAATCAAATGGGGATTCCAATGGACAAGATTCGTATCTCATGGGATTTTCTAAAGTATGTCTCAATTGATTGTCAGCAAGCAAATGGGAAATGGACAACGAGAGAAATTGAAAGAAATCAGATTGGTGTAAAATTGCAGACCAGTGTGAAGATGTGGCTAAAAAAATGTGGATATGAGAAGAAACAGTTGGAGTATCTTGATCTTCTTATGCAGACAAATGACATCAAATGTCTTCCGGAAGAGGTGCAAGAAAAATATAAAATGAATGATTGTATTGTAACAGTTCCGATCACAGATGAGCTTTTGAATAAATGGAAGACAGATATCATTGATACAATTTCTGAAATTGAAGAAAAAGAAGATAGATATCAGAAGCTAAAAGACAGTAATTTGTCAGAAGCAGAAAATGAATTCTGGGACTCAGACGATCAGGTAGAGAAACAAAGCTATTACTTTTCTACATTGTGTGCTTACTCTCCGAATGTACATCTACCATATAAAAAATATTTGGATAAGCTAAATGCTAAGAAAGAGCAGCAGGATAATATTTTTGCAGGTGTTGGAGCGGACATTACATCTAATACACAGGGCGAAATACTGGGCGAGGACGATATGTCTTGGTTAAATGATTTATAGAACTGAGGTGAGTAAGTGGAGAAGAATTATGTAGTTTATCATTTACATAGTGATTTATCGAATGGAGTCACAAATATCGATAGTGTTACAAAATACAACGAATATATTGACTATGCAAAATCTCTTGGTATGAAAGCGATGGCGTTCTCAGAACATGGAAGTGTTCTTGAATGGGTTCACAAGAAAAACGCGATTGAAAAGGCTGGTATGAAATATATTCATGCAGAAGAATTCTATGTAACAAAAGAATTGTATCAATATCCTGATGATACCGAATTATGTGAATCATTATTGGGTACTGATCCAGAAGAAGCGCAGAATAAAATATATGAGTTTTTAGAAGAAAATAAATTCCAAGTTCGTGATAATTATCATTGTGTGCTAATTGCTAAAAATTATGAAGGTGTAAAGGAGCTGAATGCTTTATCTTCAAAGGCTTTTGTAAGAGATGGTCATTTTTATTATCAACCTAGAATTTCGTTTGAAGAGCTAATAAATACTTCTGAAAATATTTTAATCACAACAGCTTGTATTGGAGGGATTTTAGCAAGTGGAACACCTGATATTCAAGAAGATTTTCTGAACTTTCTTATCAAAAATAAAGATAGATGCTATTTAGAAATTCAACATCATTGTGACGATATGCAGATAAAGTATAATCAATATCTTGTGAAAATTTCTGAGCAATATGGTATTCCACTTATTGCAGGAACAGATACACATTCCTTAAATGATGAGCATATGCGTGGACGAGCTATTATGCAGAAAAGCAAAGATGTTAAATTTGATAGTGAATCTGCATGGGATATGACCTTTAAAAGTTATGATGAATTAGTATCGGCATATGAAAAACAATTTGCTATTGCAAAAGATGTTTATCTAAAAGCAATAGAAGAAACAAATAGAATGGCTGACAGGATTGAAGAATTCAAGCTTGATTATTCATATAAATATCCAAAGTTGTATGACGATTCTTTGTTAGAAATAAAAAAGAAAATAGCGTCAGGGATTAAATGGAGAGGTATTGACAAAAAGAAGAATTATAAAGAATACCAAGACAGAATTGTATATGAATTGAAAACATACATTCATAACAATGCATTAGACTTTATGCTTTTAGAGGAAGATTATAAAACGGAATTAAGAAAAAATGGAGTTAAATATGGATATTCAAGAGGTTCTGTTTCTGGAAGCTTAATTGCATATTTATTAGGAATTACAGAAGTTGATCCAATAAGATTTAATCTGAACTTCGAGCGATTCATGAATGAGGAGAGAGTTAGTCTTGCCGATATCGATTCAGATTGGTTTAAAGAAGATAGATGGAAAGTAAGAGAATATCTATTCAATAGAGAAAAATTACATTGTTGTAACATCATTACATTTAATACTGTCAAGATGAAAGGTGCAATCAAAGATGTTGGACGTGCGTTAGGGATGACTCCACAAGAAACACAGGTATTGTCAAATCTTGTTCAGGAAGATGAGAATAAACATGAATTTGTAGAAGAAAAATATCGCTTGCAATACTCAGAGCTGTTTGAGTATGTGGATATCGTAGTTGGCACGATCACAAGTTTAGGTAGACATGCGGCGGGGTTAGTTGTAGCTCCTTATCCAGTAGATGATGTATTTGGGACGTTATATATTTCGTCAGACGAAAAACCTATTTCGCAAATTAATATGAAAGAAATCGACTCGTTAAATTTCGTAAAACTTGATGTATTGGGATTAGATTGTGTTGGGCTTATCTACAAGACATGTGATGCGGTAGGAATTCCGTTTTTGACACCTGATAATCTGGATTTTGAGGATAAAGGAGTATGGGAAGATATTGCAAAAGATACAACTTTAATATTTCAGTTTGAATCTGATTTTGCTGGATCGTATCTTAGAGATATTCTACGACCACAGGTTATTGAAAAAATTAAAGAGAAAAATCCTGATTTATCATACATCGATCTGATGAGTATGGCTAATGGAGCAATTCGACCGGCTGGTGAATCATACAGAACAAAATTGGCAGCAGGTATTTATCGAGACAATGGTAATGATGAGTTAAACAAATTCTTGGCACCTACACTCGGATTTTTGGTGTATCAAGAACAGATTATTGAATTCTTACATAGGTTTTGTGGATTTACAATGGGAGAAGCTGATATTGTACGTCGTCACTTTAGTAAGAAAACTGGAACTGAAACAGATATTCCGATTATAAAAGACGGCGGATATATGACCAATATAGATGGTAAAAAATCTGAACACTATATTAAAGGTTTTATAAAGACAATGAAAGATGATTATGATGTAGAACAAGAAGATGCAGAACAGATTATTGAATCATTTTTACAAGTTATTATTGATGCATCTAATTATTTGTTTTCAAAGAATCATGCCGACCCATATTCATTTTTAGGATTTGCATGTGGATATTTACGACATTATTACCCGTTAGAGACTCTCACAACGGCTTTAAATATATATGCATCTGACGATGAAAAATCTCTAAAAATCAAAGAATATGTTATATCAAAAGGTTATGAAATTCTTCCAATTCAGTTCAGAAAATCAAAAGCTGAATATCAGTTTGACAAAAATAGCAATTCGATATATCAAGGAATATCCTCCATTAAATTCTGTAATGAAAAAATTGCAGATGAATTGTACGAATTAGGGAATAATGAATATAGCAATTTCTTTGAGTTGTTATTTGATATCGATGAAAAAACTTCTGTCAATTCAAAACAGCTTATGATTTTAACAGGTTTAAATTTCTTTAAGGAGTTTGGTGAAAATAAATATCTTTTGAAATTAATACAATATTTTGATAAATTTGCTCGTAAAAAACAAATTAACAAAAAGAAGCTCGAAGAACTTGGAGTAACAGAATTTTTGATGAAAAAATATTCAGGGAAAGAAACCGCTACGTTGTTTAAGGAATTAGATAATATTGGATTGCTATGTGAATTAAGTAGACAAGTAGAGAATAAAGCAATGGGGATTATAGAGTCTATGAAATTTGAAAAAGAATATCTTGGTTCAATTTTATATACTAATTCACAAGTTTCTCCACTTTATTATATGGTTACAGATTTCAAAACTTACAAAGATACGACAAAACCATATATTACAGCGAGACAAATTAGAACTGGCAAAGAAATTAAAACCCGAATTAAGCAAGGAAGAATTTTCAAGGAAGACCCATTTGGTCAGTGGTCTGTTCTTAAAATAAATGACTTCGCTCAAGAGTTTAAGAAACGACCAAATGCAGAAGGTAAGTGGGAAGCGACAGACGAATTAGAAGATATCCTTACAGAGTATGAGGTGATTAGGTGATGAAAAATTATGGATAAAAAAGAAGTTAAATTTAAATGTTCTGTGGTTAGAAAGACATATGACGGTGGAGATTTTAAAATCTACGCCGTTGATGTTGACAAAAATAAATATCCGGATATAAAGCTCACAAAATATGGCAATGTTACTTTAACAGGTGAGATTCACGAACTTGGTATTGGATCAAATTATGAAGTTGCTGCAGTTGAACAGTTATCTAAATATGGATACGGTTACAAGGTAACAAACATTAAGAGAGATAGACCAACGAGCGCCGAAGAAACATATATCTTTTTAAGAGAAATTCTCACAGAAAATCAAGCCGATGTTCTATGCGAGGTTTATCCAGACATTGTAGATAGGGTAATCAATAATAGATTAGAGGATATTGATTTAAACAAAACACCAGGTATCAAAGAGTATACGTTTGAAGTAATCAAAAATAAGATTGTTGAGAATTTTTGTCTTGCAGAAATTGTTACGGAATTTCAAGGAATGCTAACTCTATCTATGGTAAAAAAACTGCATGAAAAATACTCGTCTGTACAAATGATAAAACAAAAAATGAGAGAAGATCCGTATAAGTGTTTATGTGGATTAGCAAGAGTTGGTTTTAAAACAGCGGATTCTATTCTGCTAGAGCTAGAAAGAGAATCTATAAACAACATTAAAAATGGTAAAACCCCGATTATAGAATTTTCTTGTGATTTAAAAACGAGCAAGCAAAGATGTTTGTCATGTGTGTTGTATTTATTGGAAGAGAATGAAAATGATGGACATACAGTAATGAATATTGTTGATTTAAGAAATCAATGTATGAAACTAACCCCAGCTTGTTCTGACTTGTTTGTTGATTGCATCAAACATGAAAGCATTATTTACGATAAAGATACAATGTGTGTATCATTGAAATCTACATACGAAACAGAGAGCGCTATTGCAGAAACGATAATTGATGGATTAAAGAACAATATTTCATGGGATTACGATATCGAGAAATATAGAATCATTAATAATGATTGTGAGTTATCAGATGAACAAATAAAGATTCTTGAATACATATGTAAATATAATATTTGTATTCTAAATGGATCCGGCGGTACAGGAAAAACATTTTCTACACAAGCAATTATACATATGTTAAAAGACAATAATAAATCATATGAACTGTTTTCTCCTACTGGAAAAGCTGCGAAAGTCTTGTCAGAAAATACAAATGAACATGCAAGTACAATTCATAGAGGTCTTGGGTATATGCCGCCTAACAATTGGGGATACAACGAAGAGGCGAAAATGACTTGTGATGTTCTGATTATAGACGAGTTTTCTATGGTTGATTTAAATCTGTTTAAGCATGTTGTAGATGCGGTTGACTTTAAACATACAAAATTACTTATGATTGGAGACAACGCACAGTTACCATCTGTTTCATGTGGAAATTTGTTACATGATTTTATGCAGTCAAAATTGATTCCAACGGTCACGCTTACTAAAGTGTTTAGATATGGCGAAGGTGGTTTGATGAAAATTGCAACAGATGTAAGACAGTGTAAGACATATCTTGAAGATGTAAAACAGCAGTGTACATATTTTGGAGAAAACAAAGACTATGCTTTTATTAATGTTGGCTCAAGCGTACTTGTAAAAAATGTAATAGCTTTATATAAGAAACTATTGTCTACAAATTACACAGTGGATGATATTCAAGTGTTGACTTCTTATAAAAAAGGCGATTTTGGTCAGGTAGAAATTAATAATCAGCTACAGAAAATAGCGAATAAAAATTATGGAAGCCAATCTTATATGAAAATAGGTGATGTAGTCTACTATAAAGATGACATAATTATTCAAAATGTAAATAATTATCACGCAATGATTTATTACGAAGATGATTTTGTTTCAGAAGATGCTCCGAAAGAAACTTTTATTGCAAATGGTGAAACCGGAAAAATTAGAGAGATAACTCAAAACAAGGTTGTTATTGAATTTGACGATGTTCTGGTTGAGTACGATAGAAGTGCAATGCAAATGTGTGGATTGGGATACTGTATTACTATTCATAAATCTCAAGGAAGTAGTATAAAAGTAGTTATTTTGCTTACTCCATCAGCGCATACATATATGTTAAATTCTAATTTGATTTATGTAGGACTCACACGAATGAAAGAACGGTGTTTTCATTTTGGAGATGTAACAACTGTGAACAGAGCTATTAAGAAAAAAGCTAATTTAGCGAGAAATACATCTATGCAGAAATTATTAAAAAGGAGAGTAAAAGGAGATTGAAGTTATGAGAACTGATATTGTATCATGCAAAGACTATGTAGAAATTAAAAAGAAGGAACTAAAAGAAGAGATCAAACATCTTGATAAAAAACCAGTCCTCGCTGTAATTCAGATTGATGATGATCAGGCATCAAACTCTTACATCAAAGGGAAACAAAAAGATTGTGATGAGATTGGAATAGAAATGCGTCATGTAAATATTTATTCTAATACAACAGAACAAAAGGAGGTTGAATGTGTTATCACAGATATTGCAAAATCTGATGCAGATGGAATTATTATTCAACTTCCAATTCCAGGTAAATATAATTTGGAAAGATTACAGAATCTGATTCCACCAGAAAAAGATGTGGATGGATTTAGAAGAGATAGTTGTTTCAAACCATGTACGCCAAAAGGAATTATCGATTGGATGGAATACAATGCCTTTGAATTTAAAGGCAAAGATTGCTGTGTATTAGGCAGAAGTAGAATTGTTGGGCTTCCATTGACTAATATGCTGATCGAAAAAGGAGCAACAGTTACATGCTGCAATAGTACGACTCCGAGTACATGGTACTACACTAGACACGCAGATTATGTTTTTTCTGCAGTTGGAATTCCAAACTATTTTGATTTTTCTGACTTCACAAATTTATGCGAACTTATTGTAGATATTGGAATTAATCGAGATGAGGATGGAAAATTATGTGGTGATGTAAACAATGTTGGTTTTGAGAATAGTTTAAATGATACATTTGTTACGCCGGTACCTGGCGGAGTAGGATTACTCACAAGATTGGCATTAATGCAAAATGTTGTAGATGCATATAAAGTTCAGAAAATGAAAGGATGATTGAATGTTTAAATTTTTTAAATGTAATCACGAATATAAAGAAGTCGGCAAATATTACACAATCGTAATGGATTATGAGTGTAAACATATTATGGCTGTTTCTGTATCCGAATGTACAGTTTGTGGAAAACGAAAATCTGATGTTGTATATGAAGAAACTATTTCTTCAAATTCAGAATACGAAGTTGATGATGTGATTCAAACATTAGAAGATAGAGGGTTTTGTCCAAAATTAAACTTCATGTTGGATGATTATGAACGAAGAAAAAATGCAAAGGAGTGATTTGATGGATAAGGTCAAAAGAATTAAAGAGCTTGTAGAGCAGCTAAACGAATATAGAGATGCTTACTATAATGAAGCAAGATCTGATGTTTCTGATGCAGAATACGATAGATTATTCGATGTATTATCGGAGCTTGAAAATGAAACTGGTGTTGTGTATACGAATTCGCCAACACAGTCCGTTGGGTATGAGGTGAAATCTGAACTAGAAAAAGTAGAGCACTCTCATCCGATGTTGTCATTAGATAAAACAAAATCTGTAGATGATTTGGTAAAATTTGCTGGAGATAAAGACTGTATTTTAAGTCTGAAAATGGATGGATTGACATGTCTTCTTACATATGAAAATGGAGAGTTGGTTCAGGCAGAAACACGTGGAGATGGAGAGATTGGTGAATTGATTACACATAATGCAAAAGTGTTTGAAAATATTCCGTTATCGATTGATTATAAAGGTCATTTTGAAATCGAAGGAGAGGCGATTATTACATATGAAGACTTTGACAAAATCAATAAGTCATTGCCAGACGATAAAAAATATAAGAATCCGAGAAATTTAGCTTCTGGATCTGTACGACAATTAGACAGTAAAATTGCAGCACAACGCCATATTAAATTTATCGCGTGGAAAGTGCCAACAGATATTGCGTCAAGTAGTTTTATCAATAGATTGCAGTATGCTTTAGATATAGGATTTGACACTGTTCCATTTTTACCTATTCGTGGAAATTGCAATGCTGAATTTATTAATATTGTGGTAGAACAATTACGAAAACGTGCAAAGGAAAAGAGCTTCCCGATTGATGGCTTAGTGGCAACGTACAATGATATTACATACGGAGAGTCACTTGGAATGACAGGTCATCATCCTAAACATTCTATTGCATTTAAATTCGCAGAGGATTCAGAAGAAACTGTATTGAGAGAAATTGAATGGAGTATTGGCAAGACAGGAACTCTTACACCAGTAGCAATTTTTGATTCAGTTGATTTGGCAGGAACATCAGTGAGTAGAGCTTCATTGCACAACATTAGTATTATGAAAGAATTGAATATTTCTATCGGATCAACAGTAACAGTTGTAAAGAAGAATGAAATTATTCCACAGATTATTTCCTGCGATGCAAATGCTATGGATGCAGATATTCCTACAACATGTCCTGTATGTGGCGGAGAGACTCGGATTGTAAAAGAAAACGATTCAGAAGTTTTAATGTGTGTTAATCCTCATTGTAAAGGCAAGCTACTAGGAAGAGTTTCTCATTTTGTTTCCAAGAAAGGTATGGATATCTCAGGTTTGTCAGAAGAAACAATTAAGAAACTCATTGAACTTGGATGGATTACAGAGATTACAGACATCTACAATCTTGACCAGTATTATGATAGGTTATCTACAATGTCTGGATTTGGAAAGAAATCAGTAGACAAGTTAAGAACATCAATTGAAAATAGTAAAACCGTAAGATTGGATAAATTTATTGCATCATTAAGTGTTCCTGGGATTGGAACATCACAGTCAAAAGAGTTGGTTAAAGCTTTTGGTACATGGGACAAGTTTAGAGATGCAAGCGTTGGTTATTATGACTTTACGCAGCTTGACGGTTTTGGAGATGTATTAAATAACAATATTCATTCTTGGTTTGAAGATATGAGTAATATTGCAGATTATCTTGCTTCTCTTATGACGTTTGAATCAGAAGACAATTCTAAAACAAACAATTCTTTGAATGGCAAATCATTTGTTGTTACCGGAAAAGTATATAAATTCAAAAATCGTGATGAAGTAAAAGAAGCTATTGAAAAATTCGGTGGGAAAGTAACAGGTTCTGTAACAAAATCCACATTTGCTTTAATCAATAACGATATAGAATCCAATAGCAGTAAAAATAAAAAAGCAAAAGAACTTGGTGTTCAGATTATTAACGAAGAACAGTTAATTGAGATGTTGGGCATGTAGTTATTCTGCATACCGAAACAACATTATAATAGGAAGGAACTAAAATTATGGAAATCAGAATTAAATTAAATACTGTAAAAAATGCAATGCTATTTGCAACGGTTTGTGACAATTATGAAGAAGACATTGATTATATTTGTGGAAGATATCAGATTGATGCTAAATCAATTCTTGGGATTATGGGAATTGGACTCGAAAGAGAATGCACAGTTGTGCTCCATTCAGAAGATGAGTATGTAAAAAATAAATTTAAAGAAGATATGAAACTATGGATTGTGGAGGAATAATTTATGAATAAACCTGATTTATCAAAAATGCGCGTAGAAATCAAATGGGCTGAAGATATGTGGCAGCAGATTAAAGATGCAACAATGACTACGATTGGAAAAGACAAAGGTTCTTATCCTGATCATGATTGGAAATTGAAACTTTTAATGGCAGAACATTCCCCAATTAGACTCGGATTTGTAATTTTAAAAATCTATGATGCGCCGCAATTTGTACATGGACATTTAGTGCGTCATTCAAATTGGGTTGTTCCGTTTGTATCATCTCTTAGAAGTGACAGGAATGACTATGATGAAGTTCCTGATAGAAATACATTGCAGAGTGCTACATATTATTTCAATTTCCAAGCATTAATCAACGTGGCAAGAAAGAGATTGTGTAATTGTGCCAGTTATGAGACAAGAAAAGCATTTAAGATGGTTAAAGATGAAATTGTTAAGTTTGAGCCGGAAGCAGCAAGCAGAATGGTTAGAGAATGCGTGTATAGAAATGGTCTTTGTCCTGAGATGTTCCCATGTGGGTATAACAAAACAGATGCTTTTGAAGAGGAACTAATGGGATATATTAAAGGATTTGAGAGTCAAATCTGTGATAAAACGAATATCAGAAAAGGAACAAATGAATAATGTCAGATATGATTTATTATTGTAAACATGAAGAAAATGATTGTCCTGTAAAAGATACATGTGAAAGATATGTGGATGCAGAACAGCACCAATGCAAAGTTACATTATATAAAGCAATGTGCGTAGACGATAATGGACGAGTATTATTTATTAATAAAACACCAATTATTGCAGAAGAAACAGAGGTGAAGTCTGAATAATGGCGATTATTATTTTTGGAAAAACAGCAAGTGGCAAAAGCAGAATTGTGAATGAGCTTGTGAAAAGAGGATATAAAAAGATTGTAACGACTACAACACGACCGGCAAGAAAAGGTGAAGTTGACGGAATTGATTACAAGTTTATTACCGATGATGAATTTAAAGAGCTTACTAATACAAGATATTTTGCAGAGTGGAAGAAATATGACACAGTAGACGGAACGTGGTATTATGGTTCTCCTCTCGATGAAATATCCAGATCTGATAACAAATCAATCGTGATTCTAACTCCGGATGGTTATAGAGATATCAAAGATGAGTTAGATGAACACATTTCTATTTATATATACGCAAATAATAAGACAATTCGAAACAGATTATCCAAACGTGGAGATAAAAAAGAAGAAGCTGATCGTAGGATTTTACATGACAATAAAGATTTTAAAGGTGCGGAAGAATTAGCAGATAGAATCTTTTATAACAACGACGGTAAAAATATCGATGATTTAGTAGATGAAATATTTGAATATTTAAAAACGAGAGAGGGAGAATAAATAAATTGATCAGAACGAGTGGCATGTTGGTGAGAGAGTTGGGAATGTATCCTGACGATTTCATTACAGTTAGATTAGGAGAAGAAGAATATGTAATTGATAGTATTGGACACACGAAAACACATGGAAATATTGATGATACCTCTCATTTATGTTTAAACGTGAGAGATGGTGGTAGTGGTTTTGTTAGGAGGTGAGATGAACATGGATTTTAATCAACTGGGTACAGTGATTTTCGCAATCGGTACAACAATGTGGATCCCAATCTGGGCGCTGTTTGAGGGTGTTGCAAAATGTATTCGTGCACTCAAAGGCACAGATGTGACTAGAAGTAACAAAAGTCATGATGAATGGTCTGATTCTGATGATGAAGATTTGGAAGAAAACGAACCGAAAGAAGCGAATAATACAACGGAACAGAAAACCAAAAGAACTAGAACTACAACGAAGACAGCAAAAGATAGTTCTCAGAAGTAAGAAAGGATGATGTGATTGATGAAAGTAATTAAGAAGGATGGAACATTAGAAGAGTACAACGAACAGAAAATTATTAATGCTATTGATAAATCTGCACAGAGAGAAAATTTTACATTTTCACAAGATGAATATGGAATGATCTGCAACAGAGTTCTTAACGAGGTTGATGAAGAAGACTTTGAGAATGATGAAGTTCCTGTAGGTTTTATTCATAATATTGTAGAAAAAACACTTCTTGATTTGTTTCCAAAAGTAGGATATCAATATCAGCAATATCGTAATTATAAACTTGATTTTGTACATATGATGGATACGGTATACGAAGAGAGTCAGAAAATTATGTATATCGGGGATAAGGAAAACAGTAACACTGATAGTGCTCTCGTATCTACAAAGCGAAGTCTTGTATTTAATGAATTGAACAAGCAGTTGTATAAGAAATTCTTCCTGACAGTAGAAGAAAGGCAGGCTATCAATGATGGATATATTTATATTCATGACATGTCGGCTAGAAGGGATACGATGAACTGCTTTAGAAGAGATACACGTTTCATTACCGAACTTGGAGTTAAATCTTTTTATGATTTTAAAGACGGTGACAATGTAAAAGTTTTAACTCATAAAGGCAGATGGAAAAATGCAATAGTTAAGTCGTATGGATGGCAAAATATAAATAAAGTAACTTTTAAAAGAGGTTCGAGCAAAACAAAAGATGTATTTTGCACTGCAAACCATAGATGGATTTTGAAAGACGGCAGTGAGACAACAGGTCTAAAAATTGGAGATAAATTAATCGCGGCTCCAGATATAACAAATTATTCATGGGATGAACTAAACAAATCTGAAAAATTGTTATGGTGTCTTGGATTTTCTATGGGGGATGGGGCTATTGTAGAAGATAACAAAATACCAACAATGCATGTAAGATTATGTGGACATAAAAATGAATTTGCAAATAGATTCTCAGATGTTGGATATTCTGTAACATATCCGCAGAGTTTATATGGTGATGGGATTGTCAGAATGGTGAACATTCATGAGAAAAAAATACCATGGTTGATGTTAAATTGTGAAAATATTAAATATTATATTGATGGATTTTTATCGGCTGATGGCGCTTTAACAGATTGTGAAAATATAAAATTTAGAAGCGTTCAGGTGACCGGAGATTTAAATAACGAAATATATGACTTATTAAACATTGCTGGATATTATGTTACATCAACAAAAAACAAAACTGGAGAAATAACAAATTATGGTGTTAGAAAAAAAACAACAATAAACTATCAAATCAATTCAAATCAGGCAGATAGAACATGGAAGGTAAAAAATATCGTTCCAGACTGTCTTAATCCAAAAGCAGAGGTTTGGTGTCTTGAAGTAGAAGATGATCATAGTTTTATTTTGGAAGGTGGAATTCCAACAGGGAACTGTTGTTTGTTTAATGTCGCAGAAGTAATGCGTGGTGGATTTGAAATGGGTAATGTGTGGTATAACGAGCCAAAAACATTAGACACAGCATTTGATGTGATTGGTGATATTACATTAAGTGCTGCGAGTCAGGAATATGGTGGTTTTACACTTCCGCAGATTGATGAGGTGTTAGTGCCATATGCTGAAAAGAGTTATGAAAAATACAAACGTGAATTTTATGATATTGCAGATAACTTACTGGATTATAGACATTCAGATTTTGAACAGAAAGCTCATGACTACGCTATGAGAAAAGTAGAACGTGATATGGCACAAGGTTATCAAGGACTCGAATACAAATTTAATACTGTTTCATCCAGCAGAGGGGACTATCCCTTCATCACCATTACATTTGGTCTGGGAACAGATTCTTTTGCTAAAATGGCTTCAAAAACATTTCTTAGAGTACATAGAGAAGGACAAGGAAAAGACGGAAATAAAAAGCCTGTATTGTTCCCAAAACTTGTATTTCTTTATACAGAAGAGCTGCACGGAAAAGGCAAAGTAAACGAAGACTTGTTTGAAGAAGGAATTAAAACTTCTGCAAAAACAATGTATCCAGATTGGTTAAGTTTAGATGGAGATACAACAGTATCTAAAATGTACCATAAATACGGAAAAGTTATTTCACCAATGGGTAGAGTCACTACTGCTCATGTAAAACTCTGTGAACTGTGTGCATAACAGGTGTGCGATTTACGTTTAGGAATTATAGGAAATGATAATTAGAAATCGTGCTAACAGGGAAACCTCAGCGAGTAATGTCGGTGGTAATCCTGTGCCAAGCCTCAATATATTCTCTTATGAATAGGAGGATATAAAGTATAGAAATATTAACAACTCAAGAAAAAATAAATGGATATGAACGATATTTAATTGATAAAAATGGAAGGATTTATGATACAAAAAGAAATAAATATATGTGTCAATGGGTAGATACTGTTGGATATTATCAATGTACTTTAAGAGATTCTAATAACAAAAAACATTATAAACGCGTTCATAGGTTGGTAGCCGAGACGTTTATACCAAATCCTGATAATTTACCACAGGTAAATCATAAAGATGGGAATAAGTTAAATAATGATATTAGAAATCTTGAATGGTGTACAAACAGTGAAAATACCCAACATGGTTATAATAAAGGATTATACAAGTATAAGTCAAGATGTCATGCGATAAATGTTTATGATAAATCTGGAAATTATCTTAAAACATTTAAATCAATACGCAGCATGTGTAAAGAACTAAAGATAAATCGCAAGACAGTAACCATGATTTTAAAAGGCGAAAAGGTAACTAATAACTATAATTATTTATTTGAATATGTTGAGGAAGGTCAATCGACTATCGAAAACATAGCTTGATAAGCGAAGAAGTTAGTAGAGTAGATTTAAAGATAAGCATTAAATCGAAGTGCAGAGCGTGATGATGAGAGTGGTGACTCGGAGCGAAGATATAGTCAAAGACAGTAACCAGTGTAGAAATACACATCTGTCTTGTGTAGAGCATTTCTTTCTCCTTGGTACGAACGAGGAGGAATGGAGCCGGCGGATGAAAATGATGAACCGATTTTTGTTTCAAGGTTCAATATCGGTGCAGTATCATTACATCTCCCGATGATTCTTGCAAAGGCAAGACAAGAAAATAAAGATTTTCATGAAGTTCTTGATTATTATCTTGAAATGATTCGTAAATTACATCAGAGAACTTATGATTACTTAGGAGAGATGAAAGCGTCAACTAATCCGCTTGGATATTGTGAGGGCGGATTTCTGGGTGGACATTTGAATCCAACAGATAAGATTAAACCATTATTAAAACCTATGACTGCGTCATTTGGCATTACAGCATTAAATGAACTACAGCAGTTATACAATGGTAAATCTCTTGTTGAGGATGGTGAATTTGCAGTTGAAACATTGAAATATATTGATATGAAAGTAAAAGAGTATAAAAAAGAAGATGGCTGGCTGTATGCAATTTATGGTACCCCAGCAGAAAACTTATGTGGACTTCAGGTAAAACAGTTTCGTAAAAAATATGGAATCATTCCTGGTGTATCAGATAGAGAATATGTAAGCAACAGTTTTCATTGTGGTGTTTGGGAGGATATTACGCCAATTCAGAAACAGGACTTAGAACATAGATTTTGGAATTATATCGAAGGTGGACGTATTCAGTACTGTAAGTACCCGATTGGATATAATATTGAAGCGATTAAGACACTTGTAAGACGGGCAATGTCAATGGGGTTTTATGAAGGTGTAAATTTATCACTTGCGTACTGCAATAATTGCGGGCATGAAGAATTAAATATGGATATTTGTCCGAATTGTGGAAGTAACGATTTGACAAAGATTGAAAGAATGAATGGATATCTGTCGTATTCAAGAGTTCATGGGGATACAAGATTGAATGACGCAAAGATGGCTGAAATTGCAGACAGAAAGAGTATGTAAAACAATATTGTGGGTTGTCTCAAATGATAACCCACAAAAGAAAGGGTGGTAATTTAATTTGAAATATCATGATATAACTCACGATGACATGATGAACGGAACAGGATTAAGGGTTTGTTTATGGTGTTCTGGCTGTGATCACCATTGTAAAAATTGCCAGAATCCTATTACTTGGGATCCGAATGATGGAGCTAAATTTGATACAAAAGCTAAAAATGAAATATTCAATGAACTATCAAAAGATTATATTTCTGGAATTACTTTGACTGGTGGTGATCCTTTGAATACAAATAATCTTGAATCCGTTCAGGATTTGGTTAATGAAATTCGTCTTTCATATCCAGAAAAAACAATCTGGCTGTATTCCGGATACACATGGGAACAAATCATGTATCCAGTTGTTACTAATGATTTTAATCCAGAAAGAGACAAGTTCCTGAAAATGCGCCGAGAAATTGTAAAACAGTGTGATGTACTTGTAGATGGGCGCTATGATGAAGACAAGAGAGACGTTACATATCACTGGGCAGGCAGTACAAACCAGAGAGTGATTGATGTCAAGAAAACATTAGAGCAAGGAAGTGTGGTTCTATGGGAGAATCAGTAAAAGTAAAAGATATTCTGTATTATGCAAGAATCATTCCTACGGTTGGCATATTTGATGTATGCCAACTTATAATCAGAACAGTAAGAAAAGATGATTTTGTTGGATGTGACAAAGTAGACAAACATGCTTATCTATTTAATTATTCTGATTTAGGAGAAGTCGTGTTTCACGATCGTAAACAAGCATTAAATAAAGTTCTTGCTGCAGAGGCGAATAATAAAAAGAAAATAAGTAAAGAGACATTTTACGAGGAGTATTGATATGGATGCATTAATTGGTATTGTAGCAGGATTCTTTTTAGGGTCAATTTTTTCTGTTGTAATAATGTCGTTGTGTGTAACGTCAAAACGGTCAGACGAATTTTATAGCAGATTTGACAAACAATACGATGATTTCAAAAATAAAGACAAGTCAGAGGAGTAATAAATTATGAAACAGCTTAAATTACATAGACAATGTACGCATAGTAAATTAACCAATTTTGGATTCAGGAAGTACGGCTTAAATTATAAGCTGTTTCTTCCTCTATATGAGAACAAGTCAAAGACAGTAATTGCTGCAGAATTTCTTGTCTCATCTTTAGATAACTATATTGGATATGATGTCATGGATGTGTGTAACGATACATTGTATACAGCATTTTACGACAGAGAATATACAAACGAAGAAAAGAACGATGTTTATAAAACAGTATATGCGAGACTGTCTGACATTATGGATGACATGGTAAAAGCAAAAATTATTAGAAAGAGAGTGATTTAATTTATGAGAAAAGTAGCGAAGTTTAGCAAAGTGAGTTTTGAACAGTTTGTAGAAGATTGCAAAGGTATTTTAGGAGATGTCTACATTGAAAACAAAATGGAATACTTATCAGAAAAATATAAGAATATTAATATTCCAAAGAGAAGCACAGCATGTAGTGCCGGTCATGATATTAGTACGCCTTTCAATATTAAAATGACTCCGCATCAAAGTATTACAATTCCAACTGGTCTTAGGTGCGAAATGGATAGAGATTACGTAATGCTGATTTTCCCGCGTAGTAGTCTTGGGATTAAGAAAGGAATGATGATCGCCAATACTGTTCCAGTTGTAGATGCCGATTATGCCTATGCGGATAACGAAGGACATATTTTTATCTGCATTAAGAACAACGGAGAGGACACGCTTGAACTGGAAGAAGGCGACAAAATTGTACAGGCTGTATTTGTTCCATTCGGTGCTGCAGATGAAGAAGAAATTACAACTGAACGCACTGGCGGTATTGGCTCAACAGGAAAGTAGGTGATATATGTTAAGTTACATACTTGTAAACCTAATCATATTATTCATATCAATTAGTATTACTTTTATTCTTTTTAAAGCGACTGGCGACACAATAGATCGATATGATATTCCATATTTTATAATCAGTGTAATTATGATTTATTGTTTGGTAATACAGTTTTATGATATTTTTATTGGAAATATGATTTAATAAATAATTTAGGATGGTGTAATATAATGGAAGAAATGGTATATACAGTTGCTCAAGTTGCAAGTATACTTCACGTTAATAAAAATTATGTATATGAACTTATTGACAAAGGAATGATTCCTGTATTAAAATTTAAATCGTTCAGAATTAGAAAATCTTCTCTCGAAAAGTTCCTTGAAAAATACGAATCATATCAGAGCAATGATTAGCGTTATAAATGGTATACAGGTTGTGTACATTTTGTGTACCAAAATATAAATACGATAAATATTTATGGATACAAATAGATACAAATAAATACGCACAATCTGTGTTAAGTCTCTATTTTCATGGAATTTGAGTACGAATAGATACAAATAAGTACAATAAAAGCTGCGTTTTTGTATTTGGTAACAATCCGATGGTTGGAATGACTGTTGCTGTTGCAGTAGCGATCGAGGAA